ATTAAGAAATTTACGTGCTTCTCTTAAACATATATAACATTTATGTCTAATCATATAAGATTCTAATCCCAATGTAAGTGGATCATTTACATTATAGTATTCGATTCCATTAGAACCTGGTTTCTTATAACCCATTTTTTGTTTTTCTTCTTTCACATAATTTCTTTTAGAATGTTTGGCAATTTGTACGGGTTCTCTTAAACGGTCAGTAGCATAATTAACTGTCATGGTGGCATATTTAGTGAATTCACCTAATAATTCACTTTCACTTTTTTTACCAAAAATCCCACCTCCTATATAAGTTGCGGGAGTTCCAGCGTATCCAATGTTTTCAGTATCTCTACCCGCTTTCGCAAGTTCTTCTGGCATCATTCTTGACTTACCTGCTCTTGTAAGTGCGAGTCTAAATAAACTGTATGCTTCGGCATGAACAGGATGATTTTCTAATTCAATTAGTTTCTTATGATGTATTAAAGCTAATAAAGAATAATATGCAGATTTTTGATTAAAAGGTAATTTTTCATATATACTTTGAGTATTATATGCTTGAGTAAAAAAATAATATTTACTGGTTTGTGTTTCACTCCAGTATCCTAAATTAGTAGCTATTTGTTTAACATATTCGTCATCTTTTGTATATACATAATAATCCAAGATAGCTATATCTTTTTTATCCTTTTTCGCATTTATATATTTATTTTTATACTCTTGAGAAGTGTGTATTTTTGCTTGAGCAATATTTGTGCCTTTATTATATATATTAGAATTATCTATATGTGTAGATTTTTTCCATTCTAATGTATTATCATCTACACGACTTAAAAATTTTTCTGCTTTTGATTTAAATATATCTAATTTACCTGCTTCTTTATTTAACATATTAGAGTTTCGGCTCTTAGAGTTTCGGCTCTTAGAGTTTCTTCTGTTTCTTCTTTTGGAATTTTTGCGCTTTGAGTTTCTTCTCTTAGAGTTTCTTGTTTTTCTATAAGTGCGACTTAATCTTTTTTTATTTAAAGTCATATATAAATTATATATTAAAATAAGATATTAAAATACGATTGTTGAATTATAAATTTAAAATTTATAATTTGTATATATTTTTAATTTATTAAATTAATCTATAAATTTAATATAATTTTATATTAAGTCTTATAATTTAAATTTACTTACAATGAAATTGATTTTATTTATTTTTATAATATTAATATTACTATATATTTGTAAATTATTTAATATAAGAGAGGAATTTCAAAATAATAATTTAACTCAAGAATTTTTAGCATCTTGTTATGATAAAAATGGAAACGAGAGTGAAACAGATTATTATTATCCCGCAAAAGATGTTTCGGTAACAAGTAAATGTTATGGAGAAATTGATTGTAATAAGCCTACTTATACAAATGTTATGAGTCATGATAAATTATATAAAATTTCTGACAAAAGAAAAGATTCATGTTTAGATATACATCCAGTATTATATATTCCATTGGATAAAATGTTAATTAAAAATTTTGATAGTGGAGTTTATAAAGAATTCCCTGAAGTATCTAATTATCCTAATGTAATTAATTCTAACTCTCCTCAAATAAAAAAAGGAATAGATACTCATATCTTTAAAACTTATACGCGTTTTAATGGGAAAGATGATTTTATTTCTATCAAAGGTAAACATTTAGATACAACTAAACATATCGGATTGTCAATATGGATTAATACTCCAGGACATAAAAATTCGTGTATAATCAAAAAAGGTTATACAGGCTGGAGTATTGACTTAGAAAGTAATAATAAAGTCAGTTTTAGAGTAGGTAATAAATTAAGTAAGTCATCTATTTCATTTATTCCAAACAAATGGACTCATATAGTTGTAACAGCAAAAGAGGAAGATAGTGGAAATATTATAGGAAAATTTATGATAAACGGACTTTCTGCGGGTAATATAAATATAAATAATACTTCTTTACCTACTGATAATAAAAGTTTAATTATCGGGGTTAATGGAACTAATAAAGACAATATTGTAGATACATCTAAAAAAGAATATTTAGGTATGATGAGAGATTTAAAATTATATCATTTTTATCTAAATCTTAAGGATTTTAAAAATGAATATCTTAATAAAATAAAAATCTCTTCTATCAAATTAAATAAAAAAGATCCTAATTATATATATGATGAGATTTCAGGGATAAAACTTGTATTTAATAAAACATTATATAAGGAAAATACACGTTATTTCAATGGATTAAATAATTTATTAACTATTAGTGATTCAAAAATACCGTATTGGAATCGTTCTTGGAGTATAGATTTTGAATCAAAAAATGAAAATATCAATAATGGACATGTATTTGGATTTCATAATATAAATTTATATTATAACAATAATAAGTGGAAATTAGATATTGATGATAAGAAAATTGAATTAGATATACCTGTAGATAATCAATGGCATTTACATACATTCACATTTAATAGTAATATATTAAAATATTATCAAGATATGGTGGAATTAGCTAGTGTAAATACAAAACCATTGGGAAATAAATCTGAAATGGTATTTGGTAAAAATATTGGTATATATAATAATAATCATTGGAATGGATTTTTACGAAAAATTAATATTTACAAAGATACATTATTATTAGATGAAAGAAATTTTACATTAAATAGCGTAAATGCTAATAGAGAAAGTGCGGAAGCAAATGCGGAAAGAGCAAGTGCGGAAAGAGCAAGTGCGGAAGGAGAAAGAGCAAGTGCGGATAGAGTAAGAGCAAGTGCGGAAACGAATTTATTGGACGATGATACACGTGAAATAGTAAATCAACAAACACGTGCTTCAGATGAGTTAAATAAGAAGAAAGAGATAAGAGCTGCTGTTTCCGAAGAGACCAATAATTTAATGACAAAATTAAAAAAGGAAGTAAAAAATTTAGAATCAATAAAATCGGTTAATTCTGGGAATGCTTTTGAAGAAAAACGTAGAAATAGATTAATAAAATTACAAGAAAAACTTGTTTCAGAAATTCAGTTAAGTTTGGAAAATAAAGTAAAAATTCTAAAAGAATTAGAAGATAATGAAGTAGATAGTGTTCAAAAAATGCTTCAATGGGAACAAAGAATGCAGGAAAATAAATTAAATATATTAAAGAAGAGATTAAAACATGAAGTGGAACAAAATAATAATAATAATAAAAATTTAATATTAAAATTAGAGGAACAAATTAAAGAAAAAGAAAAATTAGAAAAATATGCTATAGAAAATGCCAATAGTACAGGAAGTAAATTATCTAATGAATTTTTACGACAATATGAAGAGTGGTCTAAACTTAAAATAGGAGATAATGATACTATATTTACTCCACATAATAAATCATTTGAAACCTATAGTTATACTGATTTAGATGATAAATTAATTTCAAATGATATTAATAAGGTATATACCAATGAAACTAAATTAGTAATGGATCAAAGTCTTCCGGATAAATTTTTATGTCCTCAATGTGTAAATCCCCATTGTCCCAACAAACCAAATGTTATTCCTAAGATGAAAAATTCTGCTAAACCATCATATAAAACTATATGCCGTATGAGTAGTGGAGTTCCATTGAAAGAATTTGATAGCAAAATATTGTAAACATATAGGTGTGATAATTAAATTAATATTTATAATATAAATTTTATAATTATTATATAATTATTTTATAATTATATATTAAATAATTGAATGAAATTCTTGAATATGAATTTTAATAGACTATATGATTTATTTAAAACAAAAATGGGTCAAATAGTAGCAATATTTTTACTTTTTGGTTCAATTTATGTTATAGATAGTTATTTAACATCTAGAAAGAATCAATTAAGGGAAACATTTGGTTATCAACAAGTTATTGCCAATTTTAATGTTATCCAATCTAATATTGCACAAGCTAAAATTATAGCAATTCCCGGACAAAATGATTTTGTTATTGTATCCCGAGACCATAATAATAATGTATATATACATCAAAATGATAAACCAATGGTTAAAGTAACATCCGCTAATGTAGAATCAAAATTACATTGGGTAACTGGGCAAGCTATTGTTAATAATAAAAATGTAGAACTTTTATTAGTTGGCAGAAATTCAAGTAATAATGTTTTTATGACACCCAATGCTTTAGCCGATGATGTAAGATGGACCCAATTAAAAGGTACATTAGACAAAGTCGATATGGGTAATGATGGTTCTTTATATGGTATTAAACGTACAGGAACAAAAACTGGTACACTTATGAAATACATACCTGGAAGAGTAGCTGATAATAAAACATGGTCTGAAGGTAATTGGATAGAAATAGATACATCTAATGTAGTTAATGGACTTGTTGATATAGATGTTAAGAATGATTCAGAAATATGGGGAACAAATGCTGGTTATAATGTATATAAATATTATAGTTCTGGTGGTGTTAAAAACTGGTATCCTGTAAATGACAGTGGTAAAAAACGTATTAGTGTAGGTGTTGATGGTACTGTATGGGGTATTGGTTCTTTAGCCGATCAAAGAAATAAATTATTTATGAGAAATAGTAGTGGTAGTTGGGAGCCTGTATCAGAAAACGAGAATTATTTAGATATTGATGTACACAATAAAAATACTGTAATAGCTATTAGCACTAGAAATGAACTTAGTTTAGGTGAGATTGAAGGTTTTCCTGAAATTCCTACTCCTGTTCCTACTCCATTCAAGATATATGCTTCCAGTGGTGGTTATAATGGGTATAATGAAAGACAAGATACTGATAAGCCTCAGGTAGAACTTCATGTTAACTACAAAACATTATTTGGAGTATTTGCGAAAGACGGACAACCTGAAGCAACACAAAATGAAGGTTTTAATTTAGTAGCATTAGATGAATATGGAAGATTATTAGGTTCTCCCAGTTCTTTTGATCTTGCTACTGAAGGTGATTCCGAGGAAATATCACTTGCTATGTTAAATAAGATTAATCAATTAATGGAAGATAAAGAATATATTATGATGTCTAATCAAGTTGGACCATACTCTGGACCAAAAGATGGCTCATTCTTCCAAAACAAGGCAAAATTAACATATAATGTCTGGGAATATGAGAACAAATTATTAAATCATATTAGATATAAAACTCATCGTCAATCTGGAGGATTTCCCTCTATAGCATATTATCCTATTGTTAGACCCGATGAAAGAGACAATGTAGAATCTATGTCTCAAAAGAATAGTATTAAAGGAGGTAAAACATATAAACTTGCTTTCTCTTGGAAATCCAATGGAAATAGTAAATTAACTGTTTTATATTCTAATAGACAAAGTTTCAGTGGTGATGGTGCTGTAATAAGTCCATTAAAAGAAATTAATCTTGCTCCCAAACCAATATTTGCTAGACAAGAAGTTGAAATACCTGTACCAAAATCAGGTTTTGCTAGAATATATATCAACAATTTAGATATTAGTAAATTAACAGAAATTAAAGATATTTCTTTCTCTGAAGTAAGCACTGATACTGCCGATGTCGCAATGTTATTAATATTATTACAAAAGAATGGTTATCGTGCGAGAACTACTGGAAATGCTAATACACCTAATACTGAATTAGTACAAAAAATGTCTCAATTAGGATTTAAAAAATTCAAAGATATTCGTATAAATGATTCATACATCGGTGTTATGAGTGTACCTAGACGTCGTGTATTAAGTGAATTATTAAGAACTGATGGAGAAGTAGTATTTGTATCTGAAGGTAAACCCCCAGTTATTGATGCGGCTTACTCCCGTTCCTTACCTGGAGGACAACATAGTCAAGACAAATACTTCCTTCATAATAAGGAAAGTGTGAAATATAACATGGAATTGGCTGAATCTGGTATATCTGAAAAATTAACTGATGAAAATAATCCAAATAGAGGTCATTTATATGGAGACGATATTAAAGATAAAAACAACACAGCACCTGCCGATTTATTAAATATTAAAGAGATAGGTGGTGTATTTAAAGATAGAATTGATGGTTCTGTTGAACGCCCCGATGCTGAAACACGTCAAGTATTCTTTTTAAGAGGTAATTTCTGGTTATTATGGGATGTTGAAAGAAATCAAAAAGTGAATATATCCGGACAAAGTAATCCTAATGTTATTGGTAAAGGTTTAATGCCTTTACCCGTATTCGGCTCTCCTAAAGATTCTGGAGAAGCCGCATTCTTGAGAAATGGTGTTGACGCAGGTTGTATTATTAATGGACTTAAAGACCAAGTTTTATTCCGTGGTAATAAATGGGTTGTTGTAGGTGAAGATTTTAGCACTGTTAAGAGAGATTCCGATGGTAATTTACTTAAAGGTTTATTAGGAGAAGGTTTATTTGGTGATTTATCAAGTGATGTCAACTTTAGTAAAAAGATTGATGCTGCTGTCAATTCTGGAGTAAGTCCTAATCAATTTTACTTATTTTCTGGTGATAAATGGGTTTTATACGATTATAATTCACGTAGAATGGTTAACAAGCCTGAATCATTGGTATTCCATCCTAAATTCAACAAATTACCAATTACATTTAGAGTAGGTGATTCTCCTGGACGTCCATTAGCATATATGTATCATACCCAGTTCAAGAATAATGTTTTACTTCCATATGATATTACAGCTGAAAATACTGATGAGAGACCTGGATGGGACATGAAGAATTGGACTAAAACCCATTCTGATGTCAGATATAATTATTATAGACCACCTTTAATTGCTTTTAAATATCGTGATATGAATGAAACATTAAGACTTGATGATACATTTAGAGGCAATTCTAATGAGACTATAAATAAATTGTTAACACATTATCAAAACTTGGGATCAAGTGTTAATAATAAATATCATATTAAGAGATATGGTGGTAATACCGTATCATTCTTCTTAAAGAATAAGAAAGGAAAATGGAGATCTCATGATAACGTTTTAGCTATGTTGCCAGGAAACTTTTATAAAATTAGTATATGGGCACGTACTACTGAAGGTATGTATGGTAAGGGTTCTTTCAATATTCGTCCAATATTGGGTAAAGGAGAATATACATTTGATTGGAAGAGAGTTAAAATGCAACAAGGTTGGCAAAAACTTGTATGGTATCAACAAATCAGCGCTACTGGAGGAACTGTTAGAAAGATAGAATTTGAATATGAACAAGAATCAAGTGATAATTCTATGCATACATTATTTGGTCCAATTGTTAAAGCATTAATTAAATATCCTTCTGAGGAATATTTACAATCTTTAATAGGGAAATTTGTTCCTAAGAATCAACCACAAAATGTAATCGTATATTTACAAAATGTAGAGGACGCAACACAATTTATGCAATTCTCTAAGAATCCTGCTTATACAAAGAATAATGAAATTGGAGTAGGAACTTCTTGTAGTATAACAAGTTGTGAATCTGCTTCTGGAGATTGTTCTACTGTTGGTATAGCCCCTAAGACCCAAATTGTGTTCTATCAATATCAATGTACTGGCGAAAGTTGTGATAAGACTATGTGTTTAGATCCTAAAGATCCTAATTATGATCCTTATTGTATTCCTGAACCAGATAAATTTATTATGTCCAGTGGTTTCCATCCACAATGTGAAAGAATTTCTGGAGATACTGGAGAAGGTTCATGGAACGTAGTTATAAAAGAAAATACTGTTGATGGTAATACAACATATCCTGTGATGCTTTCAGATAAAAAACCTGGACATCCTGATGATGATGTTAATAATCCTTACTTATATGTATTAATGAATGAAAGAGGAAAATTAATGTTTTTACATATCAAGACCAATAGATTTATTGGTTTATCTAATAAGAAATTAATTGGTATAGATTTTGAAGAGGTTAAAGCTAAAACAGGTAAGAACAGTCCTAGTGAAATGTATAATTGTTTATGGTCTGTATTATCAAAAGATGAATTTGAAAAACAAACTGAAGGTTTCGCCAATTACGGTAAAAATAGAATTGAGAATTTCCAAAATGTTCCAAGTGATATTCCTCCACGTGTTTACATAGAATCTTCAGCAGCTTATATCCCCAAAAAGAGTGATAAAGTTATATTATTTAATAAAGACATATTCTGTATATATGATATTCGTCTTAAATTAATGGAAGTAAATCCTGTACCTAAAATATCAAGCACTATGTTCCAAAGATTACCTGAACCATTTGATAAAGAAATTGATGCTACATTAAGTGCTAATAGAAATTTATCTATTGTATACATGTTTAGTGGAGATAAATGGATTTTATGGGATTTAGAAAAAGGTAATTACACTGATTATGCCACAAAGAATGATATGTATGTTGGTGTTGACCGTGTAAATAAATTAGGTCCTGGAGGACATCCATTATGGAGTAAATTACCAACTCCATTCAGTAAAGTAATTACATGTGCGTTTACCGTAGTGCTTAATGGCAGAGAAATCGCTATATTAATTAGTGGACAGAATTGGGTTGCTTGGGATTTAGTAGATCATAGTTTAGTATCTGATATTAAGACATTAAATGATGGTTGGGCTAAATACTTACCTAGAAAATTCCGTGCTCAATTAGATTCAGGGTTAGAATTTCCCAAACGTAATAAGATGATATATTTCTTCTCTGGACCAAAATGGATATTATTTAACTTCATAAGTTTAGAAAAGGGTGAAGTAGTTGAGGGACCTTATATTATTGGTCCATCACACGAAAGATTCGCATTTATCCCTCCTCCATTCCGTCCATCTAAGGCAGAAAAATGTAAATTATATCAAGAAACCATTAAATATAATACTAATATTCCAGATAAGAAATGTGTTCCTGATCCTAAGAGAACATATACTTGGATAGATAACTGTCCTATGCTTGATGAAAAAGAAGATTCTTGTGCTAAAGTTGGTGGTATATATAATAAAGAAAAGGGATATTGTGGAACTAAAACAAGTGAAGGTAGAAATAAATTCAAAAAGACAAATCCTGATAAATTAAAAGATCAACAAACTAAATATTGGAAACAATGTAAAACAATTCCTGAATGGGATCATATTCAAATGAATGCTAAAGAAACAGATAAGAATGATAGAAAACGGGGAGAATATGAAACTGAATTAGAAGGTAAGAATTGGGCTATTAATACAACTAAAGAAAGAGAAGATCAATATGATGATTTAACCGGAAACGCCAGTCGCGAAAAAGCTGTACTTAAAAAATTAGAAGAAGAAGCTTGTAAACCAGTATCCGTATGTACTAAGAATGTAAGAGGTCCTTCAGCAACAACAAGCATACCTAAAGGTTGCAATCCTAAGAGAATTGAAGAAATATTACGTGCTGGTGGTAAATTAAGCGAATCAGACTTGAATTACTTTGTTAATCAAATACTTAAAGAAAATGTCATCAATGAATATCCTATTACAAGACATCCCGATTATACTAAATACGTATCTAATGATTACGTTCATAAATGTAAAGATATTGAAGCCAAGAAAATATCTGATTTCAAATTTGGAGAATTCCCTGATAGTAAAGATTATATCAATATTGGTGATTTAAATCCATTAAAAGATTATAGTATGACTGAAAGAAGTAGAAAGGGTAAACTTGTTAGAGCTAAACCTGTATACGATATGGGTTCCCAAGAAGTAGCTAAATCAAAAGCCCCACTTGATAAAGCTACAAGAACATTATTAGATAGAATTAAAGATGGAGATATAACATTAGATGATGTAGTTAAGAGTTTGAATTATGATAAATATATGACTTTAATTACTGAATATTTAATGAAACGTGATAATGAAGGCTTTCAAGATTTAGGAGCTTCAAATAGTATAATAAAATTCATAGCTTTACTTAGAAGATATTCGGGTAAAAGACAATTATTAAATTGTTTAGTGGATACAATTAGAGAGAATAAACCTCAATATTATCATTTATCTGATATTCAAAATTTCAACGAATTTTATAATGTAATTAGAGGAACCTTAAGAGGTTGTGGAGCTACTCCATCAGATATAAAAAAGGCTGGGGATATTGTAGATAAAATGGCGAGAGATGGAAGAAAGAATAATTTAGAAGGTTCTGGTTTAGGAGGTTCAGGTGAAATGGGATCTGGAGGAATAGGACCTGGAGGAATGAGGGCAGGTTTAGGTACAAGAAGAAATCTTGATGGCACTTGCCCTGATTTATCAAATATTCATAATCAGTATAAAGAAAAACTAAAGAGAAAAAGTGTTGAATGTAAAAATAATGTATCATCTTTAAAAGAGAAAGTAGGTGAACTTGAGACAGTAAAACGTGATTTATCTCGTGTACCTCAAAGACAATGTAATATATCTCAAGATGATATTAGAGGACATCCTGATTTTACAAAATTAGTGAATAAAGAAGTGAAAAATAAAAATAATATTCCTTGTTGGAAATGTAATTTGTAAGTAATATCAATATATTATTATTATCAATATGTAAATAAATTATATAAATTTAATTATATAATTTTAATTCAATTATTTTAATTCAATTATTTTAATTCAATTATTTTAATTCTATTATTTTATATTTTAGAGGATATTAAATATATTATATAATAATAAGTGAACTATAATTAATTATAATGAATACATTTATGAATAATCAACGTCAATTATTGACTCTATTAGTTATTTTAATTGGTTTACCATTTATCAAAATATTGTTAAATTCTATGAAAAAATCCGAAGAAGGTTTTCAAGCTGTAGGAAATTTATCAATAAAATATGGTGATACTATTAATTTAAAAATAGGAGCAACTTCAGTTGGACCTAGTTCTAAATTTAATGATGCTACATATGTAACTTCAGCTGATTATGAATATTTTAATGATGGAACTTCCAGAAAAACTATAGTATATTTATACCCTCGGGTAAATGATTTAGCCTATTTATGGGTAATTAAAGGTCCCGCAGGACAATCTGAAAGATATAAATTCGGAGAAAACGTTAAAAATGGCGATGTTGTTAGATTTGAAAGTCGTTTTAGTGGAAAAAATTTACATTGTAATTCAGAAAGAGTGGTTTATCTTGAAGATAGAAAAAGCGTAAATATGAGACAAACAAATGAAGATGGAAGCGATGGTATGATCAAAGAAATTAATCTAAGAGAAATTAGTGCCGAAGGATATAAAGGAAATGATAATGATGATTCTAATTGGGTTATTGAGATAGTTGGAGGTAGTAATCTTACTAAGACCAGTACATTTAGATTAAACCATCAGAATACAAATCAGACTCTTACAAAAATCGATGTTCCTCAATTTTTTGACAATTCATTAAAAGAGGATTTCAGAAATTTAGTTAAATATAAAGACAATGTTTATATGAAAAAAGTTGGGCATTTTCCTAATGGAAATGATTTAAAAACTGAAACATGCACAAATTATAATCAAGTTTTGCAATTCGCCCATAAATATGGTGCTAATGGTGTATCATTTAAAAAAGTAGATTGGGGAAGAGGTGGTAATGAACCGACAATAGTACATTTCAAGAATTCTACTGGTTCTAATATGAATATAGTATCAAACAATACTTGGGAGACATATAAAAGAATAAATGGTGAATATCCTGGTTGTACTTTATCTTCTTTAAATATGGAAAATGACAAAGTATTAAGTTTTCCTCAACAATTCAGAGATAATTTATATTCAATGGGAAATGTTACTATAGATGATCATGAAAGTTATGATAACCCTGCTGTGAGATTTTACAGTAGAAATAATTTTTCAAAATTAGATGATTTGCATTTAACAAGTGGTAGAACAGAAATGAAAATTAGTCAATCTAGATTTGGAACTGATTCTTCTCCATTTGTTGGTTCATTAATGGTTCCCAGAGGATATGAAGTTTCTTTTTACAGAGATGATAAATCCACAATGAATATACCTGTAACTAATTCAAACAACGATATTGTATTATATAAAGAAGGTAATCATCCATCAGTTAATATTGGTCAAACTGAATCTGTAAATATATCTAAATTTTGTGCTGCTATTGTGTATAGTAAATATAATTTCAAGGGAAATCAGGAATGTTTAGGATATGGAACTCATAAGATTTCATTTGGAGTTAATAGTTGGAGAATAAATCCTGATGCCGACGCTAAATTATATGCTACTAGTAAATCTAGAAGTAATCAAGATAATCGTGATTTATTAATTGCTGGTGATGATCCTAATAAATACAGAAATACAGCAAGTGGAACTTCCGTAAGAACAACAAATTTCCCTCAAGGTTTAAGCAATGTTAGAGAAATAACCGTTCAAAGAAAAGGTAGTGAAATTAGTTTGTTCAGAATGAAAACTGATGTTTCAAGCTTAAAGAGTTATAAAGTACCATTACAAATTCGTGAACCCGAGGGTTGTTCTCTTCAATCATTAAGGGAGAATACATGTGTAAATCCCAAGGGTTGGAGAAATAGAGATGGTGTTCCAACATGGCCTTCAATATCTGACGGACCTAAAGAACAGCCATCAGTTCCAATTAGAAAAGAAAATCTTAAATTATATTTGGATGCGTCAAAAACACGTTCATATAATTCTAAGAGAGCTGGCAGAATTTGGAGAGATTTATCTGGTAATAATAATCATATTGCTTTTGAAACACGTCCTAGAATGTCTGAAGGTATGTTTAGAGGAATGGATATGAATGGGCGTATGGCTATTGGACCTCAACCTAATAATTTTGGATTAGAAGATGGAACATCGGGATATACATTATTTGTTATGGGAGAATCATATGATGAATCAGACAATATAATCGCAGCCTTACCTAATAAAAATAGTTTCCATGGTGTATATGCTACTTTACCCAGAAGAGATAGTAAAGTATATTTTGATAATGGATGGAAATCTCCTTCTAATGTTGAAAACCATAAACAATATGGAGTAGGAAGTTTAAGTTATCAAACTAAGAGACCTGATAAATATAAACAAAATATTTACTGTTTTCATAGAACTTCTAATGAAAATGGACGTAAGATGATGATATGGGTAAATGGTAAAGTTGTTGCTGAAGGACCTGGTTTAGCCGCGGAATTAGATTTATCTGAAACTGAACGTTCAGTATTTTTCAAAAACTATAAGGGTAGTATTCAAAGTATGATATTATACAATGCGGATTTAAGTCCAAGTGAAATTAAAAAAGTGTCAAAATGGATGACTATGAATTATGAAGTATATTTATTAAATAAAGAATTATTAGTTAGTGCATTACTTCGTTCCAATTATCCCGAATTTCCAGTTGTTGATGGCGTTAAATGTCTTTTAGATGCTCGTAATAGTAAATCCGCACAATTTGGAAGTTTAGTATGGAACGATTTATCTGGAAATGAAAATAATTTTAGATGGAACTCTCGTCCTGAACTTAAAAATGGTAGATATGTCAAAATTCATGAAAATGGAAATTGGCTACAAGGACCTCCTTCCGATTCATTCGGAATCAGAAGTGGAGGATATGGATACACAATATTATGGTTATCTAAAACTTACGCATTAAGTAAAGGCTCAGTCTTCCAATTTTATGGTATAGGCGGAGGTAATAGTGAGGTTTCATCAAGAAAGCAACTTAAAGGAATACAAGTTATACCTGCCAATACTGATGGAAACTTATATTTCGACCAAGCTGGTTGTTGTGATTCTCATGCTCAGAGATTAAGTCAAGTTGGAGTCCAAGATTCTTTCAAGAATTATCAAGTATATGCTGTTAGAAGAACAGAGAATAAGAGAATAATGAAGATCCAAGAATTATTTAATATAAATCGTTTTGATGCTGATGGCAAGAGAAATGAATCTTCCAGATTAGCAATATTTGCCAATGGTAATTTACTTACCGAGGGATATGGTTCACGTGCTGATACTACAGCATTACATCCCGATTTAGTAACTATTGGTACTGGAAATATTACAAGTATGAATGATAGAGGTAGTTTATTACCTGGTGATAAATGGAAGGCTGATATTGGTTGTTTTATTGTATATAACCGTGCTTTATCCAATATGGAAATTAAATTGGTAAGTGATTGGATGAATCGTCCATACTATGGAAGTAATATTAAACCATCTGGAGATATTGATCCTAATCCATTATTTAAAAATGGACCTTGTGTTCCAATGGAATATGAAAAACAAGTATATAGTAATTCTGAATGTTTATCATTTAAGACAAAAGATAGTAATAGATATAAATTAGCACAACCTAATGGTTTAGGTTGGTGTTTCGTTAATCCAGAAAATCATAATGAAAGAGGTTATTGTAGAAAAGATAATATGATTAAAATGGTAAAAACACGGGATGAAGAGATTCAAGAACAAAAAGACAAGAAAGCACTTAAACCACCTACTGGTACATCTAAAATAGACGATCAAGAAGTAACAAGTGTTATAAATGATCCTGCTGCTGCTGCTCCTGCCGCCGCTGCTCCTGCTGCTCCTGCTCCTGCCGCCGCTGCTCCTGCCGCCGCTGCTCCTGCTGCTGCTCCTGCTGCTGCCGCTCCTGCTGCTGCCGCTGCTCCTGCTGCTGCTGCCGAAGGCTTTTTAGATTATGAAGATCCCAATATTAAGAAGATTAATATACAACATAAATATACAATTACTCCTGAGGGACAAAGTAATAATAGTTGGGATATAGCCAATATGAAATGTATTGATTTAGATGGTAGATTATGCCGTTCTAGTGAACTTTTTAATAAAGGACCTGGATATATGCCAACAATTGGTTTTGACACATTAGGACCCAAAGATTGCGAGAGAGTAGGTGGTAAATATAATACGAAGAAGAAACATTGTGGAACACCTGGAAGTAAGGGTGTTGTTCCATTAAAAATTCCTCAATATCTTAAAGATGATGGTACAGGAGAGAAGGTAGCCCAAGATTTATGGGTTCCAACATTAGATAAGGATAATAATTGGACATATATAAGTAGTAAGAATATGTCTCAATTAGGACATACATATTCAAAACTATATGGTAATAATCCCGACTGGGGTAAAGTTATTGATAATAAACCTGAAAAGGTAGCAAATATATGTTGTGGTATTGGAAGTATAAGTAATTGTGATAAATATAGAATTAAGAAAGAGACATACGAAAGACAATATAAGAAAGAATTAAAGAGAGCTGGAGATGATGATCAATTAAAGAAAGAAGCGGAGAAATGGAATAATAAAAAGAAAGAGATGGAAATTAAAGAGTGGAAAGAATGTAAAAAGAAAATGTATTATGAATCAATTGAGAAACTAAAGGACTATCAACAAATATATAAGAGAATAGAAAGAAATCGTGTAATAACTCGTGAGGAAAGATTAGAACAAGAAAAAGAGTTAATGGAATTAGAATGTTGGGTAGATAAGAATGGAGTTAGATCTCTTAAGAAGGCAGGTGTACCTAAACCAGTTTATGGCAAAGATAAGAATGGTTATCCTGTATATAGAGATGAAGGTAAAATCCCAGAAATTAGAAGATTAATTGCTAAATTAAAGGAAGATATAATAAAAGAAAGGGCTAGAATAGCAGCTTGTCCCAGAGATTGTCCAGTAGGACAAAAACGTGAAGGTAATACTTCTACAGATTTAGGTAAATGTACTGTATGTCCTGAGACAAGTTATGTTGATGAATTAACAGGACATAAGAAAGTATCAGTATTATTAGGAAAAGACGGTGATGATAAAGATATAGTTGCTGATTCATTATTGGTAACACAACCTGATCCATCATTAAAGAAATGTACTCCTGACTCGCTTAAAAATGTATTGTTAAATTCTGGTAGATTAGATCCTGAAAGTTATAAGAAACTTATTAAGAGATTACGTGTTAAGAACTTGCTTAAGAAAACGGATATTAGACATCATAAAGAATTTTATAAACTTGTGGAAGCAAGTAAAGTTAAGAGATGTCCTAAATCCGGTCCTAATGCGGATTTATCTATTAAACAACCTACTGTTAAAGATTATAACATTTCAGACCACCCAGAATATAATAATTATATTCATTTATCTCAAGTTCCAATGTCTCGTATCCCTGATGGAGATAAGAAATCAAGAGCACTTGAATTAAGAGGTTTAAATTAGATTATTAAGAACTTATAATAAAATATAAATTTTATAAAATATAATTTTATAAAATATAATTTTATAAAATTTAAATATTATATTGAATAAATTTTAAATTCAAAAAATAATATAAGTTATATATAAATATATTATAGGAAATGAATATTAGTCCTAAACATTTTTTACAAGGGGCAACTGTTGCTTTTTTCATTTATTATTTAAATCCTAAGATGCATTTCATTAAAATTGCATTAATAGGACTTTTATCTATGTTAGTTTTTACATATTTAGATAATAATAATGTATTAGACTTATTTGGAAATCAAAAAAATATTGAAACTTTTCAATCAATGGATAGAACAGTTAGATATGGTGATATAATAACATTATATACTCAAGAATTTGAAGGATTTATAGCTGAACCTCCCGTTCCATCAGGACAACAAACATTATTAAATCATCCAATATTGACAAGTAATGTAAGTGATCCAGAAAGATTGAATAGAGGCAGTGATAGTGAACAATTTCAAATAATAAATCCCAATGATCCTTTAGGTCCTGGAACAACTAATCCTATTGGACCTGGTACTGTCATATGTTTAAGAAGTGTTAAAAGACGTAGATATATTAAATTTGATTCGGGAAACAGTATATCTTTTACTAAAAATAAAGATGATGGTACCGATGAATCATATGTTGAACTAAAATATACAGGAGATCATGAATTAGATGATACAAGTAGATTACCTCCAACACAATTTGTTGTTCAATTAGATGGAGAAGCAACTTCAAATACTTTATCATACGGTTCATACTTATATCTTAAAGGGTATAATAATAAATTTTTAACTGTATTATCTCAACCTAATACTAATGGTAAACGTGTCATAGCAGGTGTATATCCAACAGAAAATAATGAACAAAGATCTCGTTTTACTATTTGTGATAGATATGGACATCATCTTCGTACAGATTGGGCAAGACGTGGTATGGTTAATATGACAAGTCAAAATGGAACAAATAGTGGTGTATTATGTATTGATGGAAACAGAAATACCTATGCGGAAACAAGAGGTGGATCTGCTTCAAATCCTGATTATTTAGAATTCATATTACCTAATGATGTATATATAACTGATATAATGGTTTACAATAGAACAGGAACAGATGCTGTTAAGGAAAATCTCAACTTTTTTGATTTACAAATTTTTGATAGTGAAAATGGTTTAATTGATTCTCAAAACTATAATAGTGATGTTAAAGATTTATATGAATGGTTAGGAGTAAATCGTATAGCCCGTAAAATTAGAATTTCTAAAACAAGAGAAGGTAAATTATCAACTTCATTAGTTAAAATTTATGGTGATGCTGTTCAACATAGTATATTACTTAAAAACCCTGTTATATCAGATGTTTTTAATGGTTTTGCTATAGATAGTCAAGGAAATAAAAAATTTATAGAATTTCCTACAACATCTAACGTTATTGAACATCAATCTTTACCATATACTGAAAATTCATTATCTTTATGTTTCTGGTTAAACATATATCAAAATAATGGAAATGAAGATAAGAAAGATGAATGGAAAATATTATTTAGAAAAGGGGAAGGTTCTGGAAATAGAGATGTCAAAACAAATGCTCCTGTAAATCCAGGCATTTGGATATTACCTGGAGAAAAGAAATTTCAATTGAAATTACGTGCTTCTTCAACTGGAAAGAAAGGTGGAGATAGTATTGAAGCAAGTAAAGATAAGATTCCATATGGTAAAGACTTCCATGTATGTATGATAGTAGATTCAGGTGTATGTATAGATGCCGGTTGGTTAAGAGCAGATTTCAAGGAATATGACGTTAGTTCTGTAGGTAGTCAAAATAATCCAGAAGATTTTGAACTTAGAGGTGTTGATGAAGGAAAATATTTAGTCCATCCCATATTAAAACAATACTATAGAATAGCGAACAGAGATCCTGTATTAAAAGTTGCCGTCAATCCTGATAGTATATTAAATTCTGCACAAGATTCTAATGATAAAAAATTCAGTAATGCCAAAGTACATAAATATGCACAATCGCCACAAAAATTAGGTTTAAAATATATGGGAGTAATTCATGCCAAACATACACAATCTACAATTAAATTATTCATTAACGGAAGATTCTCTGAAGTACATACACTTTCAGGTAGACCCATTATGAATAGAAATGCTTTAGAAATATGTCCTGCTAATGAAAACAACATTTCTTTCAATGGAAGATTATGGGATGTTAAATATGCTAATTATGCTTTATCTGCTTCCCAAGTTCAAGGATATTCTAAAATTAAATCAACATATGTAATTAAAAACATTTACTGGGGTAATTCATTAGATAGAAGTGCAAGATTATCCGCCTTTAACAAAGACAATGAAGAAAATCGTGTCGCATTACTTTCTCACGCCGAACTTCCTGAATTTGATAATCAATTCAGTATTATGGCATGGGTTAAATGTTTAGATGACCCCAGTGAAAAGAGATGGATCATTAAGAAAGGTGAAGATAGAAGTGAACCAGGTATATATTTCAGTGATATGAATAAGATATGTGTAGGTATGTACACACCTAAAGCACCTAACAATAATGGAGAAGTCTTATTTGGTCCTACAGCACAAGTTAATAAATGGTATCACATTGCGGTTATCGTTAACGAACGTGATGTATCTTTATATATAAATGGTAATGTATCTACTAAAGTCGGAGGAAAGAAGATTGGTTTATATAGAAAATTAGCATTAAATGGTGATCCTATATTAAGATATACTCCACTTAAACTTGGTGGTTATCAAGGTTATATTAAGGATGTTAAATTTGCTAATTATGCTATTACTGAGGCTGAAATTCAAAGTATCATGGGAAGACATCCCGACAATGAATTAAACAATAAATTAATATCTTTATTCCGTAAGAATACAGGTTGTTTAGAAGGTGTCCCTCATAATCTTGATATTAATCCCGACGCAATGAACAAAGAAAAATCTGCTTTATTAGAGGGTAATGAAAGTGATGTAATTGCTACATTAAAAGATATTGAAACAAAGGCAAATAAATTTAATCCTACAATTGGAACACCCGAAGAAAATAAAAGATATTATGATATGTGTAATAAGAATATCCCAGTCACAATAACTTCCGAACAGAAGAATATCGCATGCAATAAAATTGATAAGAAATGTTTACCTATTGCACCATATAAATGTCAAGCGAGAAAGGATATTAATGACTTTGATATTAGAACCCATAAGAATTTCTACAAATATGTTAACTCCAGTAAAGTTAAACCACCTCTTGAAATTGTTAGAAATCGTGAACTTAAAGAATATGATATTAAATTACATCCTGATATAAATAGCTACACTAAAAACACAGATATTGATGTTTCAGGCTTAATTAGAAAGATTAGAGAACCAGAAAAACTTAAGAATATTGTTCGTGAAATAACTTCTACAGGTAAAATTAATTTAGGAGAACTTGTTGGTAGTAGTGGAAATAATAATCAAATAAGAGAAATTGCTGCTAATTTAGCCGATTCAGGTGAATTACCAGTTGAACAAATTGTATCTGGTTTATCCACAGACGATTTAATGAAATTCTTAAGAGGACGTATAGAAAATGGACAAGTTCCCGTAAGTAGATTATTAACTCTTATTAAGAATCAAGATGAACTTATGTCTGTTATTAAGAATGGAGTAACTACTGGTGATATTAACATGAGAGATCTTGTTAATGAAATGTCTGATACTAATGAACTTAGAGATCTTGTAGCCAGTCAATGTAAAAATAAAGAAGTAAACTTTAATCAAAGAGATATTTCAAGATTACCTGGTTTTACTCAAGCAGTGAATGACTATTGTACTAATAACCCAGGACGTTGTCCCGGTGGTCCTGGTTCAAGAGCTGGTTCTGGACCTGGATCTGGTTCAGGTCCTCAAGGTGTAAGATCAGGAGATGTTGATATGAGTCAATATATTAGAAAAGATAAAATCCCTTGTTTTGGATGCAAGCTTAAATAAACCTAGAAATTAAAATAAAATTGAAATAAAATTGAAATAAAATTGAAATGAAATATAATTTTATATATGAAATTAATATAAGATTATATTGTAGTTTATTATAAAATGGAAAAAGAAATTGAAGTCAGTAAAAATGAAACATATAGTAATATTAAATTTTGTTCCAATTGTGATTCTGCTTACTATAGTAAAGTAGAAAATAAAAAATTAATTTATATTTGTAGAAATTGTGGGAATCAAGAGAATTCTTATAATCCAATCGTCCATACAAATGATTACAGTAGAAAAGAAGTTACAGGTAAACATTTATTAAACCAATATATTAAATATGATCATACTATTCCCAGAACAAAAATGATTAAATGTGATAATTGTAATGAAAATACCGAAATTATGTTTTTTAAATATAATCCAAGAGAAGATATGGCATTAATATATATTTGCACCGAATGTGATGCTTCATGGAGAAAATAAATAATAGTTCAATTAAATTTTGCTACAAAAAATATTCAATGGTGTAAAAAATTGATAATATTATATAAATAATATTATATAGAGATTATCTTTCATTATTATATAGAGTAATTAAGAGTAATTATGTCAAGTAAAATTTCAAATTATGATGATGATGAAGACGAGCCCGAGCAAGAAGTAGAGGATGTTGAAAGTAATGATGACGAGAGTGAAGAGGAGATGAGTGATAGTGAAGAAGAGGAAGAAGATGATTATGATGAATTAGATCTAATGGATGAGAAGATTGATTTAGTCAAGGAGGATCTTGAGAGTGATATAATAGATTTTAGTGAAACAAAATATATTATGTATACTCAACCAAAAATTACTCGTAATATCATGACTAAATATGAAAAAACGCGCATTATTGGAACAAGAATTACTCAATTAGTCCGAGGGGCAAAAACATTATTAACTCGTGAAGAGCAAAAAGATTGCCACAGTTTTGAAGATATAGTTGAAATGGAGTTGACATTGAGAAAATGCCCTCTTAGTATCAAAAGGGTTTTACCTAATAATGTTGTAGAATATTGGAAGCTCCGAGATATGATTATTATGTAAAAATATTAAAAATATTAAAAATATTAAATATATTAAAAATATTATAATATATTGATATTTATCATTATATTTGTTATAATTATATAATTTAGTTATCTGTTTCCAATGAAGTGAATAATTCAAATAGTTTATCTACAAATTCGGAAGCTATATTTCCTTTTCTAAAACTATACATTACGTCTTTATTATTAATTTCCGCATTTACTTCATACCAAATTGTTCCACCCACTTGTTTTTGAACTGTATTTACATCTCCAATACTATTAATTTTTTGAAATGATTTTTGGGGTAATCCTTTTTTTAATTTTTTTTCAACAAATAGTATTTGATTATCAAACTTATGATTTAATATTATATGATCATAAGGAGGAAGTTTATACTTTCTATCTCCCATATTTGATTCAGTATCATCTATATCACGTTGTTCCGTTGACGACATAATATTCTTTTATATATATTTTTAAAATATAATAAATTATTTATATATACGCATAAATTTATATAAAGATACACTATATATATTTTATATATAGTATATCATGACAGAAACATTTGAAGGTGCGGTTGGAATTGATTTAGGTACAACATATAGTTGTGTTGGGATATATCAAAACGAGAGGGTAGAAATTATAGCAAATGAGCAGGGTAATCGTACGACTCCCAGTTATGTTGCTTTTACAGAAAGTGAAAGATTAATTGGAGATGGAGCTAAAAACCAGGCAGCAAAGAATCCAACTAATACAGTATTTGATGCCAAACGTTTGATTGGGAGAAAATTTACTGATGATACTGTTCAGAGTGACATGAAAAATCTCCCATTTAAGATTATCAATGATGTAAATAATGGTTGTAAGATTCAGGTGAGTTATAAGGATGAGACTCATTCATTTTTTCCGGAGGAGATTTCTGCGATGGTTTTAACCAAGATGAAGGAAATTTCAGAAAGTTATTTAGGAAAGAAAGTATCTAAGGCAGTTATTACTGTACCGGCTTATTTTAATGATAGTCAACGTCAGAGTACAAAAGATGCTGGAAAGATTGCTGGATTAGAAGTATTAAGAATTATTAATGAGCCAACAGCGGCTGCTATTGCTTATGGTATGGATAAAACCAAGGACGGTGAGAAAAACATATTGATTTTTGATTGTGGGGGTGGTACTTTTGATATATCTATTCTTAGTTTAGACGAGGGTGTATTTGAAGTTAAATCTACTGGAGGAGATACTCATCTTGGGGGTGAAGATTTTGACGACAGATTAGTAAATCATTGTAAACAAGAGTTTAAAAGAAAGGCTAAGGTCGATATATCTAATAATCAACGTGCCTTAAGAAGACTTAGAACTGGTTGTGAACGTGCTAAGAGAACATTATCATCATCATCTCAGGCAACAGTAGAAGTTGACAGTTTAGCTGATGGGAATGATTATTTTACAACGATAACCAGGGCTAAATTTGAAGAGATTAATAGTGATTTATTCCGTAAATGTATTAACACAGTAGACAAAGTCATGAAAGATAGTAAATTGGGTAAGAATCAAATTGATGAGATTATTTTGGTTGGAGGTTCAACCCGTATTCCAAAGATTCAGAATATGTTATCTGATTATTTTAATGGTAAAAATGTTAATAGATCAATTAATCCTGATGAAGCCGTAGCTTATGGAGCAGCAGTTCAAGCAGCAATATTAACAGGACGTGGAGACCATAAAACAGAGGATTTACTATTGATTGATGTTGCTCCTTTAAGTTTAGGTATAGAAACGGCTGGTGGAGTTATGACTAAATTGATTCAAAGAAATTCTACGATTCCAGTAAAAAACAGTCAAACATTTTCAACATATGCGGACAACCAGAGTGGTGTGCTTATTCAAGTATATGAAGGCGAACGTGCGTTAACAAAGGATAATAATATTTTAGGAACATTTCATTTGAATGGAATTCCTCCTGCTCCTCGTGGTGTTCCTCAAATTGAGGTATCTTTTGATGTAGATCCTAATGGTATTTTGAATGTATCGGCAATGGATAAGGGGACAAATAATAAGAATAGTATTACAATTACAAATGATAAGGGTAGATTATCAAAGGAAGACATAGAAAGAATGGTAAGTGAATCGGAACAATATGCCGAAGAGGATAAATTGAATAAGGAAAAGATAGATGCCAGAAATGGATTAGAGAGTTATTGTTATAACTTAAAAAATACTATGAATGGAGAGATGTCTAGTAAATTTAGTAGTGAGGATAAAGAAACACTTGAAAGTAAGGTCCAAGAAATTATTACTTGGTTAGAGCAAAATGAAAATGCAGATAAAGATATGTATGAAGAGAAACAAAAGGAAATAGAGGGAGTAGCTAATCCTATTATGATGAAACTTTATCAAGAAGCGGGTGGGGGAGCTGAAATGGGAGCTGGAGCGGGAACTGGAGGGGAAAATAAGGATACATCCAATGAACCTACAATTGATGAAGTAGATTAGATAAAATATTTAGTGATAATAAAAATTTACAAATATTACAAAAAAAATTGAAGTAAAATTATTCCCGGAATATATTTAATCAAATAACGAATACCGATGTTGGATCATCGGGATTTGACGAACTTCGACAAGGAGAACATCGCTACCGCGTTGTCTCAGGGGTTGGTGAACCCCAGGGACATGGATGAGGTAAACACGTTCCTCAAGACACAGGCGTGTCAGGCGCGGTGGGAGCTGAAGCTGGAGAAGGACGCGTGGGCGCCTAAGACGATCGAGCGCCTCAAGGAGCTCAATGTCATGTGGACCCAGATGGAGCTGGTGCGCATGTGGGCGCGAGTGCGAGTGCAAGCGCAGGAGCACCCTCTGGAGGGGAAGCCCTGGACCCCCAGGGTGTTGTCCACCACGTCCACAACGGTGCCATTGTGGATGGCGGCGTCCACAAGGTGGACCCCATCCGTGCTGGACTGCCTGCGAATCCTGGGGATCCCCATCCCCCAGGTGCGCGAGTGCCTGCCATGGCAGACGCAGAAGGCGCTGGGGGCTCTCCCGTCGCTTCCCTCGCCGCGCCTGCCGCGGCAGGCTCGTCGCCGCGCGACGGTTCCGTGCCTGCCGCGGAACAGGGTGGGGAGCACCCCCCACGGGCAGCGACACCCGCTGCCGCAGCGCACCTGAGCTGCGCTCCTGAGCATCTACATCGCTCCTGTCGGGAAGTAACATCTCCCCCAAACAGTCAAATCAAGACGTATAGACTTATAAGAAGTGATTTGATAAATATAACAAACATACGTAATAAATATATAATAATATTGTTTTTTCAATAATATTATTATATATTTTTTCAATTATTTTAAGTAATTTTTACAATAAATTTTTTAATTTTTTGTAGTTAATAAATTAAATTTCTAAATTCTTTATCCTTTGTATCCTTGGGAATATTGGGTAAATCGATATGTGGGATGAGTATGTATACGTTCAATACTTAGATATTTGGTATTTTTTTTTACAAAATCATCATTTTCTCCTAAATATATCTTACTACATATGTATGCATTATATAACCATTTATGAGCATTTTTTTTATCTTGTAAATATATATAATTTTGAAATAGATCATAACAGGAAACATAATATATATGATCATTATTTGGGAATTCGAATTTTATTAATTTTAACAGATCATAAATTTGGAGAAGGGTTTGTTCAGGTTTATTAGGCATACCCGTTACAATTCCAGAATGTATTGATTGCATATAATCTAAGTTTTTATTCGATTGTTCATCATTTTGTGTACAACACTCACAATTACAAATAAAATTAAATTGTTGTTGTAATTGGGCAATTCTTTGCTGAGTATTATTCAGATAATCTTTGTTATAATTGACTCGAATTTCTTCATTTGGATTTATTTTTTTAATTGCAAATAATTTTTCAACTTTATCTATATTATCCCATAGAGATATTGCATTTGCTTTACAGGAATGATTACATCTTGATATTATCGGAAATATACCACCAATATTAGAATTTTCTCCTAAAGGTATCGCATGTGTTTTGAATATACCGTGAATCCTATTTATTTCGGGAAATTGATTATGGAGATTATCAAAGATTGTTTTATTTTGTTGATTTAATTTCATATATTTAGATAGTATATCAGCCTCAGATTGTCCTGTTAAAATTGATTTTTCCGAGATTATCTTTTCCGCACGATATATTGTTTTCGTTGCAAATAATCCATTATTATTTGACGAAATTAATTTAATTTGATATTTTTTCTCACACTCTTTTTTATGCATTTTACAAACATGTCTATGTTCGTTTTTCCAATGTTCTTTTTGACATAATCTACTACAATAATAACTTTTATAACAACCTTTACATAACATCATTTTAGTGAATATATCATTTTTTTTACAATTTTCATTAAAGCAATTCATTCGTAAATAATTGTTTGTCTTAATCTGATAAATCTCCAAATCAATTTTTTTATTATTATATATTTTTTCAATTATTTTGTATACCTAAAATGTATATTGTTGGGAATTTTGTTATACAATATGCTATTATCATTTATCCAATAACAATATGAATAAAATATTTAGTGATAATAAAAATTTACAAATACTACAAAAAAAATTGAAGTAAAATTATCAACGAATTTTTTTATCAAATTAAAAAAGAGATGTTTGACCTTCAGAGTCTGAACCTCCACGAATTGGAAAAACTCGCGATCGCAAGGGAGCTCGGGATGAGGTTTTTTCCTACCGTCTACCCGGATAGTTATAAAGGAGATTATACAAGTTATTCCGATGATCTAATGGAGGAGGTGGATATTTTCATCAGGCAGGCGAAGCGGGAGGTGGAGGCGGCGCGGGAGGCGCAGGCGCAGGTGCAGGAGGCGCGGAGATTGCGGAAGTGGGCGGCGCTCCCGTGCAGAACTACGTGGCAGTCAGAAGATACTGCGCAGGAGGCGGAAGCTGATGCGCAGGAGGCGGAAGCTGATGCGCAGGAGGCACTGAAGCAAGCGCGGGAGTGGGCGCGGAAGTGGGCACCGGAGTGGTTTTATTAATAATTATTATTTTGTATACCTAAAATGTATATTGTTGGGAATTTTGTTATATAATATGCTACTATCATTTATCCAATGGAATAAAGCAGAACCTGAAGCATATTCTTTTCCAAAACAATTAGGTTCAATAAAATATGGAGTATTATCTTCTCCTACTAAAGCTAAATCTAATACATAATTGCTATTGTTATAGATTGGTTTAATCCTTGTATCATAAAATTTCAATATTTTTTTTATAATATTGATAATATAATTTTTATTTTTATCATATAACCAATTATTACTATTGTATATATTTTGTTGCGATATTGCTGTTATATGTGAATTATACACAAATATACGAAATTCCTTATTACGATCTATTTCAATCCATGGAAATAGATAAACTTTACATATATTGTCATCTTTAGTAAAACACTTATGATTATCTATTGTCGTAACCATTGATTCAATTATATCTCTAAGATTAGTATATGGACCTGCTCCATATATACCATATTTTAGACTAACACGCTCTGTTCTAACAAAATATTTTGTTCCATCAAATAATTCAAGATCTTGATACTTGTCTAATAAATCACGTAATTCCTCTTTATACAATGTTGGAAATATCTGGGTTTGACGCCCAATGATAAATGCTTGATACATCCAACCTAAATCTTCCTTATCAAGATAAAAAACCTTATACGATGTATGAAACAAATTTACCCAATTCTTAGTATCATTCTGCGATATAACATCATCATAATCCAATGGTCTCTCATTATTTATCCAATGATTATATGTATTCAATTCTATGCCATCTTGCTCTAATATATCTTCAGCAGGTAAAATGTCAATATTGATATTCATTTGTATATACATGTATAAATATGTATATATCCATTACGATATTTATTAGATTTCTAAATAAATATATTAAGTATATAAAGATATTTTATCATATATAATTAGAAAGCATCCTTTCTGTATCAATCCTCTGTAGTATAATGGTTAGTACGGCTGGCTGTTAACCAGCTAATTCAGGTTCGACTCCTGGCGGAGGAGTTTATTATATGCTAACAAATATAATTTGTTGTCATAAAAAATCTAATCTATATTATATGGAGAATTATAAAACTATAAATTATAAAGAGCGAATTGTATGTTTACATGATCCTAACGATATGTATATAAAAGGTGGTTCTAAAACAAATATTAAAGCAGAGGAAAAAAGGAAGGCTAATTTACAACCTGTAATAGAAAACTTCAAATATCCCAAGGTAGAAATAACACATCAGCAACATCCTTTTTCAACAATTAAGTTTACATTATCTGGTAATGATAATATTATTGCTCAAAAGAATGCATTCATGTATAAAAATCAAAATGCGACATTTAGATCAAAATTTAAGAGTGGATTAAAGAAAGTTTTTGGGAGATTATTTGCTGGAGAGACTTTATTATTGAATGAATATTATAGAAAAGAAAATACAGATTCTCCTGGAGAAGTATGTTTTAATTCGCCTTTGCCTGGAGAAATATGTACGATGGATATAAATCCCGGTGAAAGTTTTTATTTAGATAATAAAACATTTATAGCAACAACACATAATCTAAAAGTTAGTGCTAAAACACAATTTACAGGATTGTTAAATGAGGGAAATTTATTTTATACCAGCTTTATAAATGAGAGTAATAAAGTTGGAACTGTATGGTTTCAACCATTTGGAGCTATTCAAAAAATAAAATTAGCCCAACATGAAAAATTACATATTGATAATGGATATATGTTAGGATATGATAAAAAATTAAATATTACATTGAAAAAAGTAAGTAATATGTTTGGGTTCTTTTTTGGAGGAGTTGGATTAGTCATGGAGGTTAAACCTAAAGATGATCAAAAATTTGCCGAATTCTATTTACAAACTAGAAATTTTAGAAAATATCAAAATATTATTGCTCCTCCTTGGAAATTTTCATCTAATACCTATCAATCAAGTGTTGAAATTTCTGAATAAAAAATTGTGAATAAAAATTTATAAATAAAAAATTAAATTTAAACATTATAAATAAAATAAAATAATATATATTATTAGAAATATATATTATTAAATTACTAATGTCATTAAAAAAAAATAATATATTCAATATTGAAATAAATCAAAATATAAATTCTAAAATAGATGCTACTATGTTTATACAAAATAAATATAAATGTAAAAAACAATTACTAGAAAATTTAAATTGTCGTTTATTAAATTTATATGATTATATCTTTAGCATATCCAGTCGTATCGATGATAATTATTCTTTAAGTATTATCCCTCAAGAGAAATATGTGGATTATAATACAAGAATTGAAAGTATTATAAAGATATATCAAACGATCCCACGTCCCATAGTATATTCATCTAAAGAGAGATCATCATTAAAGAAAATATCTTCATATATATCTTTTCTTGAATCTATTGTATATGACATATGTATTATGTGTGGGGCTTATACCGTTTATGATATCCTTGAGATCATAATAGGGGATGGTTGGAATAATGAATTTAATGAACAGAATTTGGATTTACTCCAATATTATAATTTAATATTATCTCCAATAAATTGTTATATGATTGACGATAGAGAGAAAAATGACATTAATTTAGATAGTATAATCATAAAAGAAATTACTAATTTAAGTAATGGTATAATTGAAAATATCCAAGGGGGTGAGATATGTATTCCATATGAGAATAAGGTATTGATTATTTCTGGTATATTTAAAAAGGATTCAACAAATTTATCTCGAATTGGGGGTAATATTGGATTAGGATATAAAAGTACTTATATTCAAGAGGCATTTGATATAATTCATGATATACCTAAAAGTTTTAAAGAAGGATATATAAATAGTTTATCATTACGTGATTTCATATTACTAGATAGGGATACTATTATTGATAGATTAATCGAGTCATATAATTTGTTAGAAAATATAAAAAAACAGGGAATATCATATTTATTAAAGGTTTATTCTAACGCAAATTTTGATAAACAGCGGGAATTACTAACTATATTTTTACTTGATGATTCTGATAAAAAGACTAAATTTATTGCTAGTATTTTATATAATATGGTAAATAATAATAATGATATTATCACTATAGATTCTATATATAAAAGTTTACAATGGCCGATACAAAATATGTTTAATAAAGTATTTAATAATGTTAAAAAACATATTGATGGAGTAGAAAATATTGAATATAATGAAGAGAAAGATTATGAAAATAAAATAAGGTCTCTTGAAATATCAGATTATATTAAAGGCAAAGCATATGATAAACTAAAAGAATATAAAATGTCAAAAGAGAGTGGAAGTAGTTCTAAGGCACAACAATATTTAGATGGTTTATTAAAAATCCCCTTTGGTGTTTATAAAAAAGAGAAAATAATAGATTTTATCAATATATATAGTGACGATTTAACATTCTTTTTCAAAAAATATTATGATAAACTTATGATATACATTAATGAAAACGTTCATAACAGTAGAAAGCTTAAAACTAGTGAAAATTTATTAAATATTATGGAGTCTTATTTAAATAATAATCCTATTAAAGAAAGAGAAATTGATAATTTTATGTTGGAAATTAATCAAAAAGTATTAATCCCTATTGACCAACATATAAATCAACGTCAATCTATTAATAAATTAAAACATAAATATGGAAGCCACAATAATTTAATAAATAATCATGAAGGATTAGTAGATTTTGATGATTTAAATTCATCTAATATATCAACATCAAGTGATAAAACTCATTTTAATGAAAAAAATCCCAGACATGAACAAATAAAATTAAAAATTAGTAATATCAATATTAGAAATAACATTGTTAATGATATTAATAATGAATTAAAACAATTTTATATTAAATGGGAAGCACATAAATTAGATAAAAAGAATTATATTTTAAATGTCCGGAATATATTAAATAATGCTGTGTATGGACATAAAGAAGCTAAACAACAATTAGAAAGGATTATTGGACAATGGATTAATGGGAAGATGGAAGGGGCTATATTAGGTATACAAGGACCTCCTGGAACTGGAAAAACTACATTATGTAAAAAAGGATTAGCAAAATGTTTATTAGATGAAAATGATAATCCACGTCCATTTGCTTTTTTACCATTAGGAGGTAGTAATGATGGTAGTACATTAGAAGGACATAATTACACATATGTTGGGAGTACATGGGGAAGAATAGTAGATATACTTATGGAAAAAAAATGTTTAAATCCAATTATATATATTGATGAAATAGATAAAATAAGTAAGACCGAACATGGCAGAGAATTAATTGGGATACTTACTCATTTAACTGATAGTAGTCAAAATGCTGAATTCCAGGATAAATATTTTGCTGGGATAAAGATAGATTTATCCAAGGCGTTAATTGTTTTTAGTTATAATGATAGTGATATAATTGATAGAATATTAAAAGATAGAATTACAGAAATAAGAACTAAACCGCTTACAAAATCAGAGAAAATAGAAATTACAAAGAATTATTTAATGCCTGAAATATTAGACTATGTGGGATATACATCAAAAGATATACTTATTGATAGTGATAATATAGAATTTCTAATAGATACATATACATTTGAAGCTGGAGTCAGAAAACTGAAAGAGAAATTGTATGAAATTGTAAGAGAAATTAATTTACGTAGAATCAAGATGGAAGATGATAATATAGAATTGCCTATTACAGTTGATAAAAATATAATTCAAAAAATTTTATCCAATAAATCAGTTATAATTAATAAGAAAATACATCCAAAATCATATATCGGAATTATGAATGGATTATATGCTACTTCCTTAGGTACAGGAGGGATTATTACCGTTGAAGCATTTAAAACTCTTAGTGATGTTAAATTATCCCTTGAATTAACCGGCCAACAAGGGGATGTTATGAAAGAAAGTGTAAAATGTGCTAAAACTATTGCATGGAATTTACTCCCTAATAATATTAAAGCTGAGATTAAAAAAGAGTGGGAGACTAATGGTGTATATGGTTTACATGTTCATTGTCCTGAAGGAGGAACTCCAAAAGATGGACCTTCGGCTGGTGGAGTAATGACATTAGTTATATTATCTCAACTTTGTGGTCTTGCTATTGTAAATAATGTCGCAATGACGGGGGAAATTGATTTAAATGGAAGTATTAGAGCTATTGGTGGATTAGAAAGTAAATTACAAGGGGCTAAAAGTTCCGGAGTGAACTTAGTTCTTATCCCAAAAGACAATGAAAAAGATTTAGATGATATTCCAGAAGAAAGTAAAAACACGGAGAATTTTAAAGTTATTATGATAGAAACGATTTATGATGCTATATCATATGTCTTTGAGAAAAATGATATTGAATTTGTTAAATTCGGGGTTTATACATGATCTTCAATATCTTGAATAAATTTTTTTATTTTGCATTGTAAATTATTATTTTTAAGTTCATTATTTTTATATTTAGTGTGGAGTTCGTTATATGTAGATTGCATAGTATTTACTTCTAATGATAAATGTCTATTACTAGATAATAAATTATTATATTCATTCGGAGATAATAACATTACTTTTTTTACTACAATATTTACATTTGATATTATGTAATTTTGATTTCGTTCAGAAATCTTCCCTGTTTCGGTTTTGAGTAAATCATCTTTACTCCAATGATCACGATCATATAATGATATTGTAATCTCCGAAACATTCTCGTCATGATCTAACAAAAACTCTTCATTCCATTTGGGATTTTTATCATTCCATTTTGTTGTCGTATCACGCATTTGATTATTATAATTTATTCTTACAAACATATCATTATTTCTTAACCAATTCGAACATTTCATATCTTGAGATAAAGTTCCAATTTTTATTAGTAGTCTCATATTTATATATATAAATATATATACATATTTATTTTTATTTATTTATTTTTATTTTTATTTATTTATTTTTATTTATTTTTATTTATTTTTATTTGGAAAAAAGTAAAAATATCAAGATATTGTGCAACTACTATTATATGAGTTTGTTATACATGGTAATCGGTTCATAGTGCTACAATGGAAACAACGATATTTCATATTATTTACATGTAATGGATCACTTGGTGGATCAACAATATATTTCTTATTACATCTAATACATTGAATATTTACATATACCTTTTTACAACATGGACATTTATTTATTACATTCCCCATATTAACTATTAATTGACGTTGACATACATTACATTTGATCATCTGATTGGGATTTATATATTGAGGTACACGAGGAGGATATGGTACATTAGGATGATATTGTTGATAATGATAAGGAGGTGGAAAATGAGAAGGTAAAGGTAAAGGTGGGGGAATATGGGGAGGTTGTTGGTAATGGGGTGGGGGTGGTTGTGGATAATGAGGTGGGGGAGGTTGTGGATAATGGGGTGGGGGAGGTTGTTGTGGAGGGAGGTGTGGTGGTTGGTGTGGTGGTTGGTGTGGAAGTGGGTGTGGTGGTTGGTGTGGTGGTTGGTGTGGTGGTTGGTGTGGTGGTTGGTGTTGAGGGAGATGGTGTTGAGGGAGATGGAGTTGGTGTGGTGGAAGTTGGTGTGGAAGGGGGTGTGGTGGTTGGGGTGGTGGGAGATGGTGTTGAGGAGGGTATTCGGGATTATATGATGGATTAAATTTAATGATATTATTCTCTTTAATAAATATTTGAATATGATTTTGTAATTCATTTTGCGAGATTAGTTCTTGAGTTAATACTTCTCGTGTAAATGGCGATGTTCCATGTTTTTTTAACCAATCTACTATTGCAGCTTTTTCATATATATAACCATCAGATGCTTTAACGGGTTCTAACATTAAATCAAATGTAATTGGACATAAATACTCATATGGATATTCAAAATCATCAGGAGTTTTTGTATCTTTTGGTAAATTCAAATTCTGGGAACCCATATTTTTATTTATATTTTTATATATAATAATATTAACAAATATTATAAATATTATAAATATTATAATTATACTAAATTATATAGATATGTTAAAGCTCATTCTATGAAATTTAGACCGTCCATGAGTTCTAATTCCTTCAATATGTTTTTTAGTTCCATATCCCATATTACTCAATAAATCATATTTTTCATTTAATTCTGGACATTGTGTTACTAGATTACAGATATAATCATCATGATATTCTTTTGCTAATACACTTGCAGCACTAATAGCAGTATATTTACTATCTCCTTTACAAATACATGTATGATTTACGAAATTGCCATCCGAATTAATATAAGGTTGAAACTTATCTCCATCTACAATAATATGATCTGGTATGATTCCTAATTCATCTATAGATTGGTGCATTGCTTGGTATGTGGCATTTAATATATTTATTTTATCTACGACAGATTCATCTGCATAACAAACAGCAAATTGAACGGCATTTTGCTCTACCCATTCTCTAACTATTTCTCTACGTTTTCTGGTAAGTTTTTTACTATCATTAAGTAAAGGATGTGGTTCTACTTGAGGATCCAGTATTACAGCAGCCGTATATACTCTTCCTATTAATGGACCACGCCCTGCTTCATCTATACCAACTTCTATTAAATCGGGACTTTTATAATATCTCTTTAATTGAGACATTTATGGCGTATACATATTAAATTTCCGTGTTTTTTATATCCTTTATAAAATATTTACAAAATATTTACAAAATATTTACAAAATATTTTTCAAATCGTCGTGATTCCTCAATAAAAAATAACATAATATATTTAAGAGTTGAAATATAATATGTTTTATAGACGTTAAAAAAAATGATGAATAAAGCTTCTGTTGGCAGCGTGTTTTTACTTTTTATGGTAAGTGGAATTCATGGATATTATCATGAAATTTTTACAAATACTGAATATGATATATATTGGAATGAATGGGTAAATAATTATTCAAAGACATATGATTCTAATCTGGAATATTCTCAACGTCGTGAAATTTTCAGATATAATTTGAATTATATTACTTATCATAATATGTATGGTGATAGGGGATATACTTTGAGAATGAATCATTTTGGAGATTTAACTCAAAAGGAGTGGGCACAACAATATTTAAGTTATACGAATAACCGTGAAAATGTGTTGAGTGTATATAATATTGTTGAAACAGCAGCAAATACCAGTGTAGATTGGCGTGCCCATGGTGCTGTAACTCCGATTAAGAACCAAGGAAGTTGTGGTAGTTGTTGGAGTTTTAGTGCGACTGGTGCGATGGAGGGAGCACATTTTATATCTACTGGAAAGCTTGTTAGTTTAAGTGAACAACAATTAGTTGATTGTAGTCTTTCTTTTGGAAATCTGGGCTGTTCTGGTGGATTGATGGATAATGCATTTAAATATGTTATTAAGAATCATGGAATTGATACGGAGAAGGATTATGCCTATACAGCAAAGAATGGTAAATGTAATTCTGCGAAGGAGAAGAAACATGCAGCGACATTTAGTAGTTATAATGATGTAAATCCCAACGATGAACAACAACTTGCTGCTGCTGTATCACAACAGCCTGTAAGTGTTGCGATTGAGGCTGACCATGCTGATTTCCAATTTTATCATAAGGGAATTTTCAATAGTAAGAATTGTGGTACTCAATTGGATCATGGGGTGTTAGCTGTTGGTTATGGGAGTCAGAATGGTAATAATTATTGGATTGTAAAGAATAGTTGGGGAGATTCTTGGGGAGACAATGGTTATATTTTGCTCGCGCGTGATATTAGTGCTAAACAGGGACAATGTGGTATTGCTATGCAACCGAGTTATCCTGTTGTATAATTATGGAAGAGTTAGGACATCAACTCTATTTCCTTTCCCGAATGATCTTGAACTTCCGACATCAACTCTCCATACTTTACCATTGAAAATGCTATTAATTTTATGTTGGGGTGTATGTCCGATGACAATACCTTTAACTTTCATGTTTTTAAGGATATATGCTAAATTTTTTTTGTTAATATTTTCTTGATTACCTGCGAGACTTCTATCCCAGAATATGCTATCATTATCATGAATTAAATAATTTAATTTGGGATTATCATCAATATTACCTAATAAATATTCTTTTACTAAGTAATTTATTTCGTGGATAGTATAATTTTTAACTATTTGGGGGGTTATACCTCCGTGAACAAATAGCCAATCATTTACTCTTACCATAGCGTATCTATTATTTGCTAAATAGGTAGCAATTTTTCCACCAGGTTTAAAAGCGTTTATTCTACCGACTATACCACCAAAATCTTCTATATTTTTATCACTAGAATAACTAAAATCTCCATTAACATTCATTAATTCGTGATTTCCAATTAAAGATAATACGGCACCACCGTGTTCTAAAGCTTGATTATGCATATTATCAAAAAATCTCATTATTTTCTTTTCTGATGCTTCATCTGGGACATTATCATTAGTACGTATTTTTCTATCAACCTGATCTCCTAATTGAACAACTATAGTATTACCACCATTCCATACCCATTTTCTTCCTTGCTTCTTAACTAAATTCTCAATAAGAAAAGAATTAATAGTTGCCTTCCAATCTCCATGAACATCTCCAATTGCAATTACTTTACCAGATGTTTTAAAATCACAATTTATAAATTTAGATTTATTTAAATTTTGATTATTTTGATTATTAGGATTTTTTTGATTATTTTGATTATTTGGATTTTTTTGATTATTTGGATTTTTTTGATTATTATTTTTATTATTTTTTTTATTAATTTTTTTATCAGGATTAAAATTTTCAATATTATTTTTATTTGTAAATTTAGTTTGCATTAATTTGAAATTATTAAATTGTTCCCCTTTTAATGTTTGATATAAATTTTCCCTTTGATTTAAATATCTATCCAGATTCATTTATTAATAATAGAATAGATATAAATTTATTATAAATATTCACGATTATTTTTTATAAATTCATGTAATTTCCCACTCATTAAAAATTGGTATAACCTTTCCCATTGCTCCGGTCTTAAACTAACAGGTAATTTTTTACGTAAACCATATAAACAAATAGTGTTTTTATTACCAATTTTACAATATAATTCTTGCTCTTGCTCTTGATCTTGATCATGATCTTGTTCTATTTCATCATCACTGATAACATTAGATTGCTTTATCTGTTTCAGTTTACTTTCTTTTTCCTTTAATATGGATTTAAGGGCTTCTAAATCATTATAAACTTGCATTGGAGTAAAATTAAATTTATATATTTTAATTACCTAAAATATTATTTTTTTTTTATTTACCCACACGGATATTATTTATTTTTATATTCTAAAGAAAATCTATAAAATTCTTTATAAAATTTATATATTATATTGAAATGGTACTTAATTATATTGGTTCTAAAAAAGGGTTATTACATATAATTGAAAGTATTGTATGCAATAAATGTGAGAATTCAACACAAAATAATTTAATATTTGGCGATTTACTTGCAGGTACTGGAGTAGTTGGTAAACATTTCGCCAACAAATTTAGCAACTTTAAAGTTATCAGTAATGATGCCGAATACTATAGTTATATCATTAATTATGCCTTATTAATTAGTGTTTATAATGATAAAATAAAAAATATAATTAATGAATTAAATGACATGGAAATAAATATAATAGATGGTTTAATCTACAATAATTACTCCAAAGATAGAATGTATTTTTTTGAAAATAACGCAAAAAAAGCTGATACTATTAGAGTTAAAATTAATCAACTTCGAGATAATAATATTATTAATATTAATGAATATAACTTCTTATTAGCTAGTCTATTAGAATCTCTCGATAAAGTTGCTAATACCACAAGTGTATATGGAGCTTTCTTAAAAGAATTTAAAAAAACGGCTTTATCTCCATTACACATTACACCTATTCACTTAATTAAAAAACATGACAAAAATCATGAAGTATATAAAGAAGATTTAAATGACATTTCAAGTTATAACATTAAATATGATATTGTATATTTAGATCCACCATATAATGAAAGACAATATGCAAGTAATTATCATGTTTTAAATTATATCGCAATATACGAAGATTTAGATATATATGGTAAAACGGGATTAATAAGAAATTATTTTAAATCTAAATTTTGTCAAAAGTCAAATGTTCAAGATGAATTTAGTAATATAGTATCAAGTTTAAAAACACGATATGTTATAATATCTTATAATAATGAAGGTTTAATAGATAAAGATACTATTATTGGTTTATTAAAGCCATATGGAAACATTATATTATATAAATGTCTTCATAAAAAATATAAATCCCAAAGAGAACAACCTGACAATTTTGTTGAAGAAAGACTCTATTTACTTGATAAAAAAGGTATCCCGATGAAAGAAAATGATCCTATTGTAGAAAATAGTATTCATTTTTAGATTGGGTGAGCTTGTTTTTTTATCGTTTGAGATTTTGAACGAAAATTTCATCTTTATTGTTCATATGAATATTATAAAATTGGAATATTCTTGTTGTACGTCCTTGTGGACAACTTCCGGATGTTATTTCTTTTAATTGTTCATAAAATACTACTAAACCTTCGGATTCATAATTTTTTAAAAATCTCCATACTCTTGGGAGTAAATCTTCAAAATGTATATCATTTAGGACGTCATAGTTATTTATACGATCTTGTAAAACTAAATCTAGAACTGATTTAGCTTTATTTATTGTATCTTCATCTAATAATTTATTCATGCTATAATCTAAATTTAGTCTATTTTGTATATCTATTATAGTATCATCAAAGGACATGGGAGAACGTAAAAAACAATTATCTATATTTACTAATCTTTTATATTCTTCTTTTAATTTGGTATCATAATAATGTGTGTCATATGGACTCGACATTTGAATATTATAATAATATAATATAGAAATAAATATATTTATACTTACAGAGTCAAAATATTATTATCCATTTTATTATCTTATCTAAATATAAAATATTTTTCTAATAAGAAAATAGACAATCCACCGATTAATGAAATGTCTAATATAAAATATATTGATGATATATCAAGTGAAATTATAACTAATATAGTTAATTCTATATTATATAAAACACAAATACATAATCCATCTCGTAATAAATTTTCAGTATTTCATATTCAAAATGTTTCAAATATTAGTATGGAAAAATATATTGAAAGGATAAAAAAGTATGCTAAAATTGATAATTGGTGTATTCTATATTCTTTAGTATTATTTCAAAGATATATCGATCTTAATACAAATATTTTATTTAATTCTACAATCGTACATAGACTATTTGCTACTAGTTGTTTAATATCATTTAAATCATTATATGATATATATTATGATAATAGATATATGGCAAAAATATTCGGAGTTGATTTAAAATTACTTAATTTCTTAGAATTAGAATTTTTACACGATATTTCATGGAAAGTTAATGTATCAGATTTAGATGTAATATTCTTTCTTACTCAATATAATATATTTGATATTGATTTAAAAAAAGATATAGTAAAAGTGTTTGATAATTTTGAAGACTATCAATATAGAAAACATTTAATAAAAAATATATTAAATTATTATGATAATAAGTTAATTATTTTAGATGAATCTCATTATTTTGTGAAATAATAAAATATAATTTTCTAAACCGCAGCCTCCGCAGCATACGCAGCATCCGCAGCCTCCTCATCCTTCTGATCCTTCTCCAGCTTCTTCAATATATCACTAAATGTATCATAAAATGTAATATCCTCAACGGGGTTCGTGGGGTCCATATGGTGAAACTTAGCATAGTTAAAATCTTGCTCCTGACCACACCCACCCCCATCCATCCGAAACATAAACTTCTTATTCTTAGGAACCCATGACAATACAATATAATGTCCCATTCCATGGTATCGCCTTCCAATATCAATCATGTTGTCATACATATCAATGTTATTTAGAATTTGTTTCAAAGTCAATATATCCATTCCAAATACCTCCTTTCCAAGAGAGTCCGTCAATTGCGAAATCAATGGGTTCAAAGTGTTCAAAGTGTTCAAAGTGTTCTGAAGCGTTTGGGTTGGCATAGTTGCGTTATTTTTAGGAATATAGTCCTCAGAATATTTATATCAATTTTTTTCTAGAAATTCCAACGATTGTTACAAACTGTGCATGTAACAAATGTAGTCATTGGTTCATCCGCAGAACGAGTTTGACGTAAATAGAACGTACATTTTCTATTATTACATCTCTTACAAAGATATTCATCCGTAACAGCTTGTTCCACGACATTGTATTTAATTTGATTTAATTCCTCCATTTTATCCAACATATTTTTCCAATGTTCTGGAAATAATTGAACTGGGGTAAAATTAGGTAATTCAGTGGGATTTATTTTTTTATCTATAATAGATTGCATTAAATAATTATTTTTTATGTAAGATTCTGATTTCAAATTACTATAAATCTGAATTATTTTATTAATATAAATCCTCTTAAATTGCTTATTTTCTAATTCGTCATATATAATTTCACTAATTGCTTTCTTCTTGGTCCATTCATATATACTATTTTCTATAGTGGTGGCTAATTCTTCTCTTTCTACATAATCAATTGGAATTATATTGGCAAACTTATTGATATTAGATTCTCTAATAGACATAATTATTAATTAATAATATAATTATTAATTTATATCATTTTCAATTTTTATTTCTATTCCAACTCTAATTTAGATTTTGGATTAAGTTTTTGAATTGATTTTGAATCAGATTTGGGGGTAATTGATATTGATTCAAGTTCAGATTCCGGAATAGGCTTTGGTTTAGGCTTCCTTCCACGTTTCCTCTTCGGCTTATTTAATACATCCTCAAATTCTTGCAACTCAGTATTATATACCCTTTCCTCTTCAATATATTTAGAAATTGACTTCGTGAATGTTCCACAAGCCGTTTTATTACCCTTTTTACCCTCGTCAACCATACGAATCTTATCATATGCCCGCGATATTGTAACCTCCGAAACATTGACACGTTCTGCTATTATACTTTTCGGACGACTCTTCTCATATCCACACTTTTTAATAACATACCATAATGCCCCCGCGGTTTGAGATTCAGACGCATGATCCATCGCAACTTTATACTTTATCATCTTTTTTACGATTTTTCTTACTAAATCTGTTAATCTTTCATTTAAATCAAGTTTGGAACAAAAACTTGCTACAAAATCCATCGCATTACTAGAACGGGTCTTAATTATTATCTTCTTCTTATCAAATATCTCGCCAAATATTTTGATTCCATTAGTAATGTATTTCTCATTTGTACCCATTATCAATGCTATATCACGTGTCCTTTTGGGACAACCAAAATTTTTATATGCATTATATAAACATGCACCAATCAAACCATCACGATTATTGGAACGTTTAATATCATCAAATTCATCCATCAAATCTTTTATATCCTTGAAATAAAACTGCGCCTTATTTATAATTGCCTTTGATGTACCGTATCGCATACATTTATTCTCTATATCAGAACAAACTTTTATTAAATCACGCTCTTTATGATCTGTAGATAAATAACCTTGCAATCTTGTTATATATGAATTTTTACCCCCAATTACTGTACTCAATGAGGAATTGGGAACCAATGTACTTGTTGGCATTCCACAACGACTTGGGTCTACACCCCTACTATCCTCATGATGATAATATCTCCATTCATAACCCTGGTCAATGATTTTTTCAACATTTACATTCCCACAATGGGTACAGGTGCGATAACCATCCATAATCTCTATGGCATGGGATTCACATACATTACAATACATTGAAGCTAATATTATATCAATCTCATCTTCCTCCTTTAATAATTCTGATCCCTGATTATTTAAATTAAAAGAATCTATTAATTCTTTTACTTCAGTATTCATCTGAAATGATGCCATAATAGTTATAATAAGTTTATAAATCGGCTTATATATGTATATATAGTTAACCTTATATGATTTATTTATATTAATATCAATTTTATAATATCAATTTTACAATATTACAAAAATTGATATAAAATTATTTTGTTATATAATAATATAACATAATATATGATTGAATCCGAGCCTCCGAAAAATACTTATATAATAATATCTAAGTGTAATATCTCTAATTGTCGGAAAAAATTGAAAATTACAGATATGCCTTGTCGTTGTAATTTGCGTTTTTGTTATCAACACAGGTATGCTGAGGATCATGATTGTACATTTAATTATAAAAATGATTATAAAATAAAATTAACCAAGGATAATCCTCTTGTAAGAGGAGAAAAAATACCACCATTATAAGAACAAATAAATGATTGTAAAGAGAAGAATTCAACTTTACATTAAAATTTTGATTCATCCTCCCCGTCGTCGTCTCCCAATCTCAGGTCAAATAGGGTAGCAGGATCAACATTACCATTGCTGGATGATCCCCCATTAAAAACCATAAAGTTCATCTTGTCGATCATATTTTTAGTACGGGAATTTTGGTTTGATTGCTTTTTGAACATAGTGGTTCACTTACTATCTTATATGTTAACCTCGGAAAATTTTATATCAATTTTTTTTTATCTTGTATTTACTCCAGTTCCGGTTCCTCCTATAGCATTTTTATCTGCGAATTCTCCCATTCCTTTATTTAACATAGCTGCATCAGTATCAACTCGTGTCCTAGCATCAACAGAAGCATCATATAAACGGTCTCTAAGCCCTGCAGATTGATTTAATTGACTTAATTCCTCTTGAGTATAGGGAGGATTTAATAAAGCAGCATAATATAACTCATTACATTTTGTTTTCATTGCTGAAATCTCTTTTTGAACCTCTATTATCAATTTCTTTAACTCTTCATCTTTAATATTATTCTTTAAATCAGTTATCTGGACTAATACGTTTTTTAATGTTTCAAGACTATTAATAAATTCATCATTTAATTCCTTTAATATTTTAAAATATGTTTGATCTCGTGGAGCATTTTTTGGTATTAATGATTGTTCTCTCCAACAGTCTTTGCCTGCTCCACATACAGTATCACATTCATCTTTGTTAAATATATCGGCATGTCCTTCGCATATTGGTCCTACTACGAGTGCCTTTACTCTATCACTACAATATTCTAAACTTGATACAATAACACTTATTAAATTTATACGATCAATATAATGTTTTACTATTAAATTACACATGTTTTCTTTAAATTCGGGATCTCCTGCTACAATTCCTAAAGTATGATTAATTCCATTTAAATTAACAGAACTTAAATTTCCCAATGATTGGGATGCTACTAATGCCACTCTATTACAAAAATCCGGTCTTAAAAATTCTCTATTATATTCTTCTGATAATTCAATTGATATTGCTGTGATTTTACTCACTAATTCATCTATTTTATCTAAATATCTTTCTTCATCATTAGATCCTAATACATATTCCGTTGATGCACCAACTAATACATTTGATTTTCCTAATCCTGCACCCATATTATTATTTAAATATGATATTTTTATTATTTAGATATTACCTATTATAATTATTTACATAATGTTTCGTAAATGCATCTAATAAAGATAAATACTCAATATTTGGAGTAAAAAATACTGGATTCTTACTTTTTAAACTATTTATTACATAACTATGCTCCAATCTTGTATATCTTATTAAATAACAACCTACTAATGTAGGAGACTGCTGTATACCTGTCTCACAAAATATTAATATCTTATTTTCATTCTTTAAGTATTCCTCTATTAAGTTAGTGTAATAGTTTGCTTTTTTTAATATATTATCACATAAATGTATTTTAATATTTGGGGGATAATATACGCTTTTTTGAATTGGGATATTCTGATTTTTACAACAATTAATTAATATATTGATATTATTATTATTAATTAAATCTATATCTTGTGCTTTATCTATATTTCCAATCCAGAGATTTGGGATTATTGGGATCATATAGTTATTACATACACCTATACTAGAACGTGTTTCGTATAAATTATCAAATACACGATCATTTAGATCTTTTTTTTGATAAGATACATTGGAATAACTATATTTATTTTGATTATTTGATTCTGAAGATTTCATATAAAAATTCTTTGTGTCTGGAATCCGATTCATAAAATAGTATAATACTATATTATTTTATTTTTTTATATTGTAATTTACTTACTTGGGATGCACCATTTTTTCAAGTTGTTCATTACTTTTATATTGTCTAATTTTATTATCTAAAATAATCTCATTCATCGCATCAACTTGTTCACGATTTTTAATTGTTCTATATTTTTTCATCTCATTATATATTCTTTCACGTTCCTTCATTGGTAATCTTGACATATGTTTCTCTACAAAATCATGATAATATGTAGGAAATACTATCTCCTTTTCTTCTTCTTTGTTTTCTAACATATTTTTTAATTCTTCTGTAATATCGTTTAATTCTTTTTCAATGTTAAAAACTTTTTCTTTAATATTTTCCGTATAATCGTATTTTTCAATATTTTCTTTATTCTTTTTCATATGTTCTCTCAATATATATAAACTTTCCTCTAATCTTGTAAACTGATCTTGATATCTATGAGGTATCATCTTATAACCACCTTGTTGTTCTTGTCTAAATAAACGTCTAATATCATAATATTCTTTGTTATCAAAATAATCTTTGTTATCAAAATAATCTTTATTTATTATATAATAATCATCTAATTTCCTAATTCTGGTATTAACGATTTCATCTGAACTTAATTTAGTATCTGGTGTTAAATATCCTAATTTTTGCACACTTTTATTCAATTTTATTTTAGCTTTATTATATTCTTTTTGTAATCTCTTAGGTATTTCTACTTTTTGGCTATCCTTATCTTGAAATGTAGTGTCTTCCTCGTCATTTAAATGAGTATTTACTAATTTACCATAATGGTCGCCAAACCCTTTTGCTACATCTACATATTTTATATATCGTTGTTTCTCACCTTTAATCTCGTCTATAAATACAGTAAAATTCTTACGACTTAAATATTCATCATCAGATAATTTAACTATAATAGGAATACGATTAGGTTTACTATAATACCATTTTTTCCAATCACGTCGTTCTTTATCTGGTTCATAATCTCCATAATATTGACTTAATGGTGGCATGGTTCCTAAATATATAGATAGAGGTTGAGGTGACGATCCTCCCTTTAGTCCTTTTCCTTTTCCTTTTTCTTTTTCTTTTTCAGATTTTTCATATAATATTTTATTTGGATATTCAATCTTGTTATATGGAAATTTTTTATGAGTATCATGAAATAATGCCACAACATTAAATGACATATCGAGTCTATCTTCAAAATGAGATTTATCTTTTATTGTTCCTGGGCCTTTTATACTAAAAAATTCTTGTTCTTGTTCTGAGCTGAATTCTTTGAATAACTGGATGTAATTATTATAATTATTACCGTTTACATATAATTTATTTCCATATACAATATCATCATCATGTATACATAATTGATTATAAAAATTTACTAATTTTTTATGTAATTTTTGTCTATTTTTATATTCTATTCTATGTTCTTTACCCTCTGGACTTTCATATTTTTTCAATATCTTTTCAATATTAGGAATTTTAACATTAAAATATGAAGGTAATGGTTGTTGTGTTTGCATATCATACTTTACGTAATTTTGTCTATAATATAAATCAAATAATTCATTTGTTGATTTAAAAACATCATCTACATAATTCTTCATTAGAAGATATTTATTATTACATTTATCTACTTCGATATTAGGGGGAAATTCTATCATAAATTTAAATTTATTGAATAAAACTGTCATTGGAGGTGTCATTGGAGGTGTCATTGTTTTTCTTATTTTTTTAACTATACTTTCAATATTCTTAATATTAAGTTTAATAGCATTAAACTGACTTAAAACCTTTTGATAATCATCTGCATCTATATAAGCCCCTCCTGATAAGAAATTTTCTTGTAATAATGCTTTTTCTATTTTATCTAATTCTTTTTGCATTTTCATTACCTTATTTTTAGGATAATTATATTTTTCAATATTACTCTTCTCTTGTTCCAAATATTCACGCAATTTCATTAACTCATCACTTATATTATTATATTGTTCGTGATAAATAGAACCGCCGGCTTTTTGTTCGAATGCTTTTGTTATATTTTTTTGTTCTTCTTCTGTATAGTTGTGGATGAATTTTAGTGTAAATGCTTTAAATACTGAATAAAATGTTTTGTATTTATCTTTTATATAATTAGTAAGATTTATTATGTAGATTGGATCATGTCTTTTCATATGTTCTCCCTTAAACGCAGTACCTTGATTTATTTTTTGCATCAACACTGGATCGTTCATTACGGGAAATTTTCTTTTGAAAACATCATATGTGTTTTTAATTATATCATGAAAATATTTATTAGTATCTTTATATCTAATATTTGTATGATAATCAAAAAGTTTTAAATGTAGACTTATTAATATAGAATCCATTGAATAATTTGTTGTTATTGACATTGTTTCTGTTTTTTGTTTAAATTCATCTACTTGAATTCTGGTATATTCTATTAAAATTAATAGTTGACGCCATAATTCATATTTATTATTAATACATGCATCCCAATTTTGGATTAAATGAATTATTAATTTTGTTGATTCTGGTGAAGCTACTTTTATTATTCGTTTTTTTATTGGTGAACTATAAAAATTAGATTCCAATATATTGACCATTCTTTCTAATATAGCGAGATAACATGGATCTTGTGGTGCTTCTACTGCTCCTGCTTCTGCTCCTGCTTCTGCTGCTTTGTCTGCTTCTACTTCTGCTTCTAGAGCTTCCATACCCCGTTCTAGAGCTGCTTTTTCTTCTTCTTTTGGAGGTCGAGCAAATAAACCTGCTAATTCATCTACTGCTTTTGCTGCTTCTTCTGCTTGTCCTGCTAGTGCTGCTTCATCTGCTTGTCCTGCTGGTCCTGCTTCTCTTGGTTCTGCTTCTCCTTCTCTTGGTACTACTGCTGGTTCTGCTGGTCGTTTTTTTCCATCTGGATTCATTGCTACTACTTCATTTAGTTGTGCGATTGCTCTTGCATTGGATAATATTTTGTCATCATATATTATTTTTAAACATGATACTTTTTTATAGGATTTTTGAACATTAATCTTATAAACCATGTAATAATTATAAAAGGCTCTTTTTCTCAATAAAATCAATGTATCTTGATCGATATTGATTACCAGATATTGTAATCTGTCATGAATAATACAATCATTTATTTTTAATTCTTTATGTAATATTTTTTCTTCTACTGGTGGTGCTGCTACTGGTCCTGCTACTGCTGCTGCTGCTACTGGTGGTGGTACTGCTTCTGGTGCTTCTGCTACTGGTGGTGCTACTGGTGCTTCTGCTGCTTCTGCTGCTACTGGTCCTGCTACTGCTGCTGCTCGTGGTGTTGTTTCTGGTACTACTACTGCTTCTAGTGCTTCTTCTGCTGGTAGTTGTTTTGCGGGTTCTTGTGCTGCTGGTACTGCTTGTGCTGCTGCTACTACTGCTTTTTGGCGTTCTGCTGCTGCTTGGCGTGCTGCTGGTGCTGCTTTTTGGCGTTCTGCTGCTTCTGCTGCTGCTGCTTTTTGGCGTTCTGCTTCTGCTGCTGCTGCTGCTACATCTGCTGCTTGGCGTGCTGCTGGTGGTGCTGCTTCTTCTCCTGCTGCTGCTGCTGCTGGTGCTGCTTCTTCTCCTGCTGCTGCTGCTTCTTCTCCTGCTGCTGCTGCTTCTGCTGCTGCTTGGTGTGCTGCTGCTGCTGCTGCTGCTTCTTTTCGTGCTGCTTCTGCTGCTGCTTCTGCTGCTGCTTCTTTTCGTGCTGCTGCTGCTGCTGCTGCTGCTGCTGCTGCTGCTTCTGCTGCTGCTGCTGCTTCTGCTGCTGCTTGGCGTGCTACTTCTTCTTGGCGTGCTACTTCTGCTTTTATTTTTGCTGCTTGGAGTTTTGCTTTTTTTCCTCTTAATAGTGCCTGAATTCTTGTTGCTGCTGCTGCTTTTGCTGCTGCTTCTGCTTCTGCTGCTGCTTTTGCTGCTGCTGCTGCTTCTGCTTCTTTTCGTGGTTTTCTAGTTCTATGTCCTCTATATTGTGCCTGAATTCTTTTTGCTGCTGCTGCTGCTGCTGCTGCTGCTGCTTCTGCTTCTTCTTTTAGTGCTGCTGCTGCTGCTTCTGCTTCTTCTTCTTTTCGTGCTGCTGCTGCTGCTGCTGCTTCTGCTGCTGCTGCTGCTTCTGCTGCTGCTTCTGCTGCTGCTGCTTGGCGTGCTACTTCTGCTGCTGCTGTTGCTTCTGCTGCTGCTGCTGCTTCTGCTTCTGCTGCTGCTGCTGCTGCTGCTGCTGCTGCTTCTGCTGCTGCTGCTTTTTGGAGTGCTTTTACTTCTGCTGCTTTTTGTGCTGCTTGTCTAGTTTTATGTTCTCTAAATATTTTCTGAATTCTTGTTGCTGCTGCTGCTTCTTTTTGTGCTGTTTTTCTAGCTACATTTCCTCTAAATAGTGCCTGAATTCTTTTTGCTGCTACTTCTTGGCTTAGTGGTGGTGGTGGTGGTGGGTCAGCTTCATCCCTATTTTCTACATAAATATTCCATAAAGATTCTATTTCATCTATTGTATTTAAAGATTTTATCCTGAGTATTAATCCATTTGCCATAGATATAATTTCTTTAAATAAATCGTTTTCATATTCAGCTATATCACGTAATAAACCTTCTTCCTCTGAGAGTTCACTTGGATCGACACCATATGTAATAATTTTACTTTGATAATATTTTATATCACAATTAGCAAAATATATAATTAATTCTTTATAATAATTGTTTATATCTTTTATGACATCACATATCGGTTTTCGTTTTTCAAAAATTTTATCTAATGTGTCTAGATTATGTAAATCACTAATTAGATCTTTGTTAATACGATGTTTTTGTTTAGAAATATCCCAATCACGATAATTTCTATATATAGGAGATTTACATTTTTTCCAATTTTCCTGTACCTGTTTTAGGTTAGATATAATTTTATTTTTTATTTCGTCTACTTGTGATCCAAAGAAATCTAAATTAATATTGTCATTGTTATTATCTAATTGTTTTTTTATTCCTGAAATTATTTGTTGAGTTATACTTTTTTGTTGAATATTACTATATAAATCAGTTAATGTATTATCATATAATTTAAATTTGATTTCTAATCGGTGTTTTAATGCTACAATTGCGTCATACGATATTGAACTGGATAGACATTCTAAAGATTCTTTAATTTTATTATAATCTTGTATGTTTTTCTGAAATCGTGCATATTTGTCATGATACTTATTGTTATGGATTGTCCATAATTCAAATGCCTGACTTAATATATCTATTTTATCTACTTTATCCTTTGTATTTGTTGCATCTTTTTCTAATTTCCCTATCTGATCTCTGTATATTTTGGTACATTCATCGTCATCAATAGGGTTAAGTTTATTCAATACACTAATAAGTTCACCTAATGTCGGTTCATTGGGTTCTGGATAATTTTGGTGATCAATTAATTTAGTTAAATTTTGTTCTTTGTTTTTATTAGATTTTTCTAAATCTGCATTTATAGAATCCAATAATTTGGTTTGAAGAACCCTTTTTCCTGGGTCATCAGATCCTTTCAAACTTCTTAATAATTGATATAAATCACTATTTTGAGGAAACTCATTTGTAAGAATATATTTTTCAAATTTTTCTATATCATATATACTACAATATTTAAAACTAATGATGTGTATATATGTACTATACTTATTATATAATCTTGGTAGCATTAATAATTTATCATCTAACTCATGATTTAGGTATTCGTCATCTTCAGTTATACCTTCAGTAGATCTTGCTATATGATCTGATAATCCTTGTAATGGGTGGGGTGAGGGTAGGGGTGGGGGTGGGGGTGGGGGTAAATTATACTGAGTAGTAGCAAGTGTTTTTTCGTAATCTGCGGCTGATAATGATAAATATTTATATAATTGATCGATAATTCGATAGATTTCATCATAAAATGGTTTTGGATATTTAGGATTTTTGTTTTTTTCGTTGTATTTTTCAAGTTCCTCTATTAAATTTACATTAGATAAACTTTTGTTATATACAGTTTTTATATCCTCATGATCACTATTTGGATAACGTTGTAATTTCTCAATAACCAAATTATTTATATTAATATTTTCTTGTATGTCAGTTATATATTTCCATTCCTGTACATATTCTTCCAATTTATTTTCATAATATGGGTTTTTAGTTCTTTTTCTATTACCAAAATCGTTCAATTTATCTTCATCATATAAACTTTTTAATTTATCAATAAGACCTTTTATTTGAGGAGAAAATTGAATACTTGTAATGCTATTCCAATCAACTTTAATTTTTACTCTTACTTCGTAGTTTTTATTTAACATTAAATTTAACATATTTGTCTTATAATATTCGTGATAATTACTAATAAAACTATTAAGAAAAGTTTCTAAAGAGCTTTTTGTGGGAACGTCAATTATATAATCGTAATCGTCATCAAATACTAAATCTCCGAATTTAAGAATATCTGGAATCCAATTTTCTTGTTCAAGGATAATATATCCTTTTATAATGTATCCTTTTATAATTTTATCTAAGACATATTTAAAACACATTTCATGTTTATCTAATTTAATATTAATCTTACAATCTGGATTTTTAGATTTAGATAGAATATCATTTACTTGTTTTAATATTTCATCATTAAAATTATTCTTACTATAATTATGTCTTATTGTATATTCTTTTTCTAAGCTGTATTTATCATATAAAGATTCTATATATTTTTTAGAATAACATTTTTTCCTACCATAATATTTATTGTTATCTTGGTTTATTTTATTTATAATTCTCTTTTGATAATGGGTTATATTTTTTGCTATTAATGCTTTATATTCTCGCATATTTCTCATTTGAATTTCAATTATGTTTTTAAAATCATCTTTTTGATGAACAAGTACGAAATCTGTTATATTGGTTAAGTCATTCGTTATTAAATCGTGGGAAAATGTATTGTAATATTTGAATTGACTTTCTAATATCTTGAATTCATTTAAAATTATTATTTCAAATATACGATACATTAAAAGCCCCCGAGGATTTATTTTATTTTCACCGTCTGGGCGTAAATATTTATTTTTAAATTTATTTTCGTCTTCTTCCCATGTACCATATTTACTTGCATCAATACTTGTTTGTCTATTTTTATTTAATGCTTTAAATTGTTTTAATACACGACTATTTAATAAATCTCGAATAGAATCTTCTAAATTTTGAGGTAAATAAGTTGGAGGACTAGGATTACTACCTCCTATTTGATGTTGATACATATCATTCGGTAGATCAGTTGGAACATATATATCATTTATTGATGTCACTTCAGTTTCAACGAATCTAACTACTGGTTTTCCTTTTTCCGAAACATATAATAAATTTTTATATTGGTATTTAGATTTTATACTACTATATAATTGTTCTTTGCCGTCATCTTTAACCTCATTAAAATTTAATAAATATACAATATATCTAGATTGATTATATGGTGGAATTACTTTATCGTCGGCTTTTATTATAATACTATCTAAACTGGAATTATTTTCAGAATTTATATTATAATGTTGCCAAGGAATAGATTTTGATAAATTTATAATCTCTTCAAAATTAACTTTTAAAATAACTTTGTCTTTGGTTTCCTCATTTACCTTTATATCTTCGTTTTCAAATAAACTTATTTGTTCTTTTTCTAATTCCAGTAAATTTCCTATTGTTATAGTTATAGGAATATTCTTTTGAGAAGGATTTATTTTTATTTCTTGTAATCTTTGTTTATACATTGAGAAAATTTTGTCAAATAAATTTTTTGCTTGATTTTGGTATGTTTTGAAAATATTAGAATCTACTTTATCGCTTTCTTTAAAATAATATACTAAATCGTCTAAATTTTCTTCTTCAAGTTCCATTCTAACACTGTATTCACCATTAATGTGATATATAATTATTTTGAATATGTTGTTATTTAATTCAATTGTCTTAACTAATAAAAATTCATTTGGTCCTAATTGAGGAATTAAATCTAATATATCTCTGATCGGTATATATATATCTAATTTTTGATAATTTTGATAATTCCCATTATTTAATTCATCATTATAGGTTATTAATTTTTCATTAATTTTTTCTATATTTTTTTCTATATTTTCGTGTAATTTGCCAACACTTTTTAATATGTTGTATAACTCATTATAAATTTCGATTTCTATTATTTTATCATCAAGTTCTTGTTTTTCTTTTAGATCCTGATCCTCTTTTATAATATCAAATTCAACATCTACATTATCAAGATATAAACCTTTAAAAATCTCCCTACTATCTTTTTTAGATATAAATACTTTAAATTTTTTATTAACATTTTTGTAAATACATATCTGATATGTATCATTTTCATCATTAAAACAATATAAAGGAGTGAAAGGAAATCCTTTTCTAAAACTATCTGATTTAGAATATAACTCCGTAATCCAATTATCATTTATTATATCATCAAATTTAGATGTATTAAGTTTTTTTCCATGATATTCTGTTAGGATTGAGTCTATATTTATGTTTTTTTCTTTGTTTTTAATATCTTTAAATAAAGAATCTTTTCCTATTCTAAGAAATTCTTTACCTGTCATATTAAAATATAGTTATCTACTATATTTTAATTAGAAAAATATATTGAATCATTAAACTAAATTATACTTGAGTAAATTTTATTTTCTTGACTTTTTGGATTTACTTAATTTTCTTAATTTACTTGACTTTTTAGATTTACGTGTCTTTCTAAATTTTCTTGACTTATTTTTATTAATTTTTAACCTTCTAGAATTCTTGTTTTTACTCCCACCACTAATACTATCCATTAATCCATTTAAGTCTTTAGATATATTACTTAACATTGTCTTGTATTCTTTTAAATTGTTAAAATTTGTTTTTAATTCTTTCAAATCACTTTTTACCGTATTTTCCATATATATATTAAAATAGATATAAATCTAATATAAACTATTCATCTAATTCAATACTCCCAGATTCAATTGAACTAATATCACTTAATCCTTCTATCTCTCCTTCTATATCACTTAGTGGAATATCCTCTTCTTGTGTAATTTCTTCTTCTTGGGGAATTTCTTCTTCTTGTTTAACTTCTTCAGGTTCCTTAATTATATCTAACACTTGTGTATTGAATCCCTTACATTTTATACATTCATTATATGTCACGCTATAAGGAATTATATTATCGACACAACAATCATTGCAGTAAACTTTTGAACGCCAATCTTTATATTCACTTGGTGTAGGTTGTAATATCATTTGGTATCTATAGAAATCCCATATCTTTTTTAATCCATCTTGATGACATATTGATTTACGACATAATGGACAACAATAACTATATTTTATATGTTTTTCATAACAATGTTGATGGGAAACATGTCCACATTTAAATTGAACAACTTTTTTCTGACTATTAAACAAATGTTCAAAACATAATGGACAACTTGTTTTATATATTTTTTGAATACATGTATGTTCTGAAAAACTGTTTTTATTTAAACACATTTCACATTTAATACAATGTTGATAATCTTCTCTTTTTCCAATTCTACATATTCCACAATCATCACAATGATACATTTCAATATTATTCCAAATACTACATTCTAAACAACTAAATGTGGCATATATAGTATCACAATAATCACATTTAACATTTTTATCCTGTTCTTTTTCGCAATTAGGACATAATATCTTAGTAATCATCTTTTTGTTTATAGTATGATCTTCATGAAGGTCATGACATGATAAACATCTATATATCTTATTACAACATGGAGATATAAATGGCATTTTTATTTTTTGGGGATTTATCCAATGAGTACATTCTTCTTCAGGTTTTAATTTATGTTTATTTCCAATATTTGATTGATATTCCTTCATCAATTCTTGAATTTTTTTTGTCTTTTGATCTGAAGGTATATTATCATCTTTTTGAATTTCTTTAATTTTTGTTTGCAATTCTGACATAATATATATAATAAACATTTGCTCTTTATATATTTTCATAACAATCCTATTAATCCACAATCATAAATATAAATATTGTCTCTAGGTTTATTATTTTGATCTGTAGATGCATTTTCTATAATATGAACAATATCCATACCATCTATTACTTCCCCAAATGCTACATGTTTTCCATCTAAATGAGGAGTTGCTGTTGTAGTTATAAAAAATTGTGAACCATTGGTGTTTTTTCCCGAATTTGCCATACTAACAATCCCTGATTTATTATGTTTAACTTCAAATGTTTCATCGTCAAATGTTTCTCCATATATAGATACTCCTCCAGTTCCGTCATTATTCACAAAATCTCCTGTCTGAATCATAAATCCCTTAATTATACGATGAAATTGACATTCTTTATAGGCGGATTCATTCTCCATATCAACTACTGGACTACGACATACTAATTCTCTGAAATTTTTACATGTTATTGGAGCAATATCATCATATAACTTAATAACAATTTTTCCTATAATATCGTTATTTATACTAATGACGAAATACACATATGTATTAACAATATCATCATCATCTAATACATCTAATATATTTTCTGATGTATCTTCTTGGGCTTCTTCTTTAATTAAATTATTTTTATTTTGTGATTTTTGATTATGTTTATTTTTTTTCTTATTTTTATTTTTTTGTTTGTTTTTACGTTTATTTTTTTGCTTATGAAGGTCTTCTATTAAATGTAAATCTTCTTCTTGGAAATTTTCTTCATGGGAATTATTTTCTTTTAATTTTTTTCCACTGAAAACAACTTGTAATAAATTTTTTATAGTACTTTTAAAAAAATTATTACGACTTGCATCAATAACAATATATATTACTAGGATATACAACAGAATACGTTCAATATTCATATAATAATTCCAGGATTTTATTTATCCTTATTATCCGAATCTAAATATCACATCTACATACTGGACAATTATGTTTTTTGGTATTAACCCAGGAATCTATACAATTTACATGAAAATAATGCTTACATTTAGGTAATTCCTTTACCTTATCATCTTTATTATAATCTTCTAAACATATATTACACGTTTCCATAAATTTGTTAGATATATCACAATAATTAATTGGTTTATTTTTTAAATAATTTTCGTTTACCGTCTCATACTCACTTAAATGTTGTATTTGTATTTCAAAATTAACAAAGTAATTACGAATATTTACATCTCTTATATTTTCATTACCAATATTATCATGATTTACATTAACATTCATCGCATAATGCCTTCTTCCAGAAATTAAATTTTCTAAATACGAACTCATAATTATTATTATAATAAGAATTATAATTTTATATATAATTGGATAATTATCTATGGGAATAAAACTTCATTTAATCCTTGAGATAAATGTTTATCTCCAGATTCTGCTACACGGACTAATCTGTTTGTAAATATTGTAGCATTTGTTTGAGAACCAGTTGTCTTAAGTGTTCCATCTTCTTGTAATATTACCCAACCTGCAGGGTAGCTTCCATATTTAGTTGTCGCTAATTTAACATTATCACCAAAACGTATTAATTTACGTGTTTGAACAGCAGTATTATCATCAGCATTATGCATTGTGAATACATTGAATAAAGGACCTACTTGATGTGTTTGTAATTTATCTCCATATTTGACGTAGAATGTTTTATTGTAGCTATTTTCATTGGCATTATGTTTTAAGTTTACTTTATCTCCATATCTTAATGCTTTATTTTGATATTTGTTATGGGCTTCTAATTCCCAACGCATTTTAGATAAGTTAGTAGGGGTTTCTTGGGTAATTTGTTCTTTTAATAATAATTCACTGCTTACTACACTTCTTTGTAATATTTTAGTTTTACTATCATCTAAAACTTGGACGATATCTCCACTATATACTACTCCACTTTTTCTAATATGTTTAGCATTTTCGTTTTGTCCAACAACTTCATTAACTTCATCGACACCAGTAGCAGCTGTAGCATCATCTTCATTATCAGCGGCATCTTGGAATCCTTCAGTTATAATACGAGAATTATGAACCTTTGAATTAAAACCGGCAAATCCTTCTAATTCTTCGATTTCTTCAGATTCTTCTCCAGTTTCTTCTCCGGCTTCTTCTCCGGCTTCTTCTCCAGATTCTTCTCCGGCTTCTTCTCCAGATTCTTCTCCGGCTTCTTCTCCAGATTCTTCTCCAGATTCTTCTCCAGGAAGTTTGGATTGAAAAGATTCACCCATTCCGAATCCTACTTGTTGGGCTCCAAGACCAAAACCAGTTCCTTGTCTAGCACCTGAGGAAACATCAGGAGCTAACATATCAAGTAGTGCGAAAGTAGCAGCAGCAGATAATGAAATCATAAGTATTTCATTCATACTTACCTTTTTCTTTGATACGAGATAAGTTGATGCTCCCACAGCAACTCCTTCTAATAAATATTTTAAAACTTGGGGAAACATTTATATTTATAATATATATATTTAAAATAGATAATATTTATTAAATCGGATTTTATTAAATTCGATTTATTAAATAAATAAATTTACTTAAAATTACACCGACTAAAAAGAAAAATGATACAAAATCCCATTAAAATTAAAGTGATGTAAAATTAATAGAAGAGTTTAACCTTCCAATGGTCTAATTTCATATCCCGCTTAAGTATCAGCGTTCCATTTCCTTAATCACCTAAATACTGTAATTTCTGGTTTGTGTAATTTATAAATTGTATCCTGCTACTTCAAAGGGCTCTTCTTCTTCTCCTCCTTCTTCACCAAATTCTTCAAGTTCATTATTGAAAGGTTCTTCTTCACCCGCAAATTCTTCGTGTTCATTAGTGAAGGGTTCTTCTTCACCATCAAAATCTTCTTTTGTTTGGAAACCTTCACCGAAACCAACGTGTCTAGCACCAATACCGAAACCGGCACCTTGACGAGCACCGCCAGCTACCGCAGGTGCGAATAAATCTAATACCGCGAATGTTGCGGCGGCTGTAAGTGCTATCATAGCGACTTCTCTAAGATTGGTTTTTCTTTGAGGTATGTAATAAGCAGCGGCGGCTACGGCTAAACCCTCAAGTAAATATTTAAGATATTGCATTACTAATTCCATCATTTTTGACTTTTATATTATTATTTTAGAAAATTATTTAAAGAGCTCATTTAATTAATTTTAATTAATTTTAATTAATATCATTTAATCAAGTTCCTATATATTTTATTTTTCTCACTAAAATTTTTATTGGATATCAAAAACTAAATTTAGTTTTTAATATTTCTATATATTTCTATTTATACATTTCTTTATATATTAACATTTCTATATATTTCTTTATTCATCAAGTTCTAAATTCTTTTTCATAGCTTGACTATCATAAAGTGCTTTTTGAAATCTCCATAAAGGACCCGCACAACTTCTAGGACAATCGGTAATTCTGAACTTAGTTGCTTGAGATTGTGATTGATTAGTGACAACATCTCCATTACCTTGGACTTGTAAGAAAGAACTTTGTCCTGCTGTTGCACCACCATCACCTTGGTATTCAAGGATCATTTCATCTCCAAAACTAATACTATCATTTTCGTTTGTTAAATCTTGGGGATCATATAATCTAAATATATGTTTTGTTGAACCTTTCTTAGGCATTTCAAAATTAGCAGTTAAATAACCACCATTATCTCTTAAAAATCTATTTTTACCATCTTCTTCTACACCATGTTTTAATACGACAATATCTCCGTATCTTATTAATTTCAATCTATCAAATTTCTTTTGATCTAATAATTCAATTCTAAAACTTGGTAATACATTATTGACATTCTCAGAGAAATTTACTTTTTCTGTTCCACTATCAGGAATGGGACCATTAAGATTACGTCCGACATCATCTGTAAGTCCTATTGTGGAACCAGAATAACATAATTTTTGGAATTGAGTTGTATGTTCGTCAGGACCTACGAAATAACCGTAAACATTACCATGTTCGGCGATTGTCATATCAGAACCTTCTACTTGATTTTGCTCTCCTGAAACATCTTGAAATGATTCTTTAAATGGAGAAAAATTACTGAATCCTTCATTAGAAGCAAATTCTTCTCTAAAGAATTCTTCAATATTATCTATATTATCATCATCGTTATCATCATTTTGATTTTGTATATCTTGGATATTATTGAGATCATCTTCTACAGTAAAGGGTTCTACAGGTTCTTCCTTTTCTACCTTGAAATTTGTTTGATTGCAAGTAAATCCTTCTCCAAAACCTACGTGTTTAGCTCCTAAACCAAAACCCATACCTTGTCTTACACTAGTAGTAATATTAGGACTTGCTAAATCTAATACCATTAATACTAAAACACCTGAAGCCGCAACTTTAAGCACTTCAAAGACATTTAATTTACGGTTTTGGATAACACACATAACAACAGCTATGGCTAAACCTTCAATTAAATATCTATGTAAATTTTGTAAAACATCCATTATTCTTTAATACTTATTATTTATTTAGAAATTAAATAAATATTAAATTAATTAAATCTATAATTTAGGTAAGCGAATTGTGTCTCCAATTTTCATATTATATCTTTCAACAAATCCTGCATTTGCTTCTATAACATATTTTGACGGTTTTAATATACTATATTTATTTTCATCTAATGGAGTAGCATCAGCTATATATCCTAATATTTTTCCATCATAATCTAAAAATATCATATCCAATGATATATACGTATTTTTCATCCAAAAAGAATGAACTTTATATTCAGACATTACAAATAACGCAACTTGATCATTTTCGATTTCATTCTTCTTAAACATTAACCCTTTTCTAATATCTTCCGGAGTTCTAAATATATACTTATAATAAACTGTAAAAAAACGTTTTATTTTATAGTCTAATAAACCATCCATTCCTATATGATTTAATTCGCTTATATAATTCGATTATATAATAATTTAGCTTCCACAAGATTCACAATCTGGATTTTCTCTTAAACATTGTTTAATCGGTTGTGATTGTGATTGTGATTGTAATTGTGATTGTGATTGTGATTGTGATTGTGGTAGTGGTTGTGGTTGAACTTTAGGTGGACTATTTGTAGTATTTTTTAATAAATTGGGATCTACAGTGAATTTCTGAGCACTTGCTACAGGTTTAGTTCTTAAGTAATATTGCCCCGTTTTCAATCCTTTCTTCCATCCGTAAAAGTGCATACTCGTTAACATAGATATTGTTGGATCACGAATAAATAAATTCATACTTTGACTCTGATCAATATAAGCTCCTCTATCTGCTGCCATATCAATAATTGTTCGTTGTTTGATTTCCCATACTGTTTTATATAATGCTTTAATATCTAACGGAATTTCTTCTATATCTTGGACACTACCCTCATATGCCATTATTCTATACTTCATCTCTTCATTCCATAAGCCTAATTTAATTAAATCTTTCATCAAATATTTATTAATAACAATAAACTCCCCTGCTAATGTACGACGAGTATACATATTGCTTGTAAATGGTTCAAAACATTCATTATTTCCTAAAATCTGACTAGTACTGGCAGTTGGCATTGGAGCAACCAATAAACTATTTCTTACTCCATATTTGTCAATATTTTCTCTTAATTCAGTCCAATTCCAACGTTTTGTTGGTTTAACATTCCATAAATCAAATTGTAATATTCCTTTACTTACTTGAGAACCTCCATTGGATAAATAACTACTATATGAACCGGCATATTTATCACGTATAAGCTCTTCTTGGGTAAAACTCGTTTTCTTTAATATATTATTAATACTTTTTCTAATTTCTTTTGTTCTATTCTCTACCATAGTTAATTGTTTATATTCTCTAATTTCTGACTCTCTCTCATTTGCTAATTCACTACTTGCTTCAAGGGCGGCATGATATATAGTTTCAAAAATATCTATATTCATTTGTTTTGCCTCCGGACTGTCAAATGGGTATCTCATCATACAAAAAGTATCTGCTAAACCTTGGACTCCTATTCCAATTGGACGATGTTTCTTATTACTGTTTTCTGCTTCAGGTACAGGGTAAAAATTAATATCGATGACACGATTTAAATTCCGAGTTATGACTTTAGTTATTTCATGGAGTTTATCAAAATTGTAAGTTTGATCGTGGACAAATGAACGTAAGTTAATACTCGCCAAATTACATACCGCAATCTCATCTGGAGAAGTATATTCTACTATTTCGGTACATAAATTACTTGATTTAATCGTACCTAAATTATTTTGATTACTCTTAATATTACAAGCATCTTTGTATAGAATATAAGGGGTTCCGGTTTCTATTTGTGCGATTAATATTGAATTCCATATTTTACGTGCTGGAATTTGTTTTACATATTTCTCTTCTTTTTCGTATTTAGTATATAATTCATTGAATTCCTCTCCATATACATCACTTAATCCTTGACAAATGTCTGGACACATTAAAGACCACAATTCATCATTTTCAACTCTTTTCATAAATAAATCAGGAATCCATAATGCATAAAATAAATCCCGGGCGATCATTTCTTCATCTCCATGATTTTTTCTCAGTTCAAGAAAGTCTAATATATCGGCATGCCACGGTTCAATATAAATGGCAAATGATCCATTACGTTTCCCTCCCCCATTCATAACTAATCCCGACTGAGTTAAGAAATTATGATGAGCAATGTGATCAACTTCTATATCAATTACACGTCCTTGATAATTTTCGTGGAAATAAAGAGATTTAACTTTACTATATAATATATTTTGATATTCAAAGTATGAAGAATGGTGTTCTATGGGAATTTCATCACATATTAAATATGTTTTTGGAATAGATATTATATGAGACAATCCTCCTTTTCTTATAATTCCCGTAGTTAATATTCCAAGACGAAGACACATATATCTTAAAGAATCAACGATTTGTTTTGATTTAGTATTATATAGAATGGCATCATCTGTAATAATTCCTTCTGTATCTAGTATTCCCCTAATTACTTGAACTAGTTTGTCTTTAGGAAGATTTAAAAATATTTTATTAATTTTCTTTTCATTATTTTCATCATGAAACATCTCTGGACTAAACTTTAAACGATTTGTTCGTTCCCAGTTTAATCTCACATAATTATACATTTGTTTTGTATAAATAATACTAATCCCACATTTAGCAAAATAGGATTCTATAAATAAAATAATATCTTGTTTATTTGTTTGATTTAATTGACAATATGATATATCATTTTCATAATAACTACATGCTAACAATATACCATATATTCTACAATCTTCCAGAGTAAATTCTTTAACATCTTTTGAATATTTCGGGATCGGAAATCCTACATAATCATTGGAACTAATATTTTTAACCTCTATGAATTCCGGTTTAATTAAATTATTTTTTAAAGAATTTATAATAGTTTGAGTTTTTCTATTATAACAACCTTTAATTACCCATAAAGGATGCCATTCAGTTAACTCTATATTTTCTAATCCACACTCTACATTTAGTTCATATAAATTTCCCCGATATTGACTATCTAACACTTTTGTGATTCTATACATATTTCCATCGTCAGAAATTACCTTATCCCCAATTATAATATTTTTTATACACTTTGGTCCTTCCTTTGTATATACAATTGTGTTTGGATGTAAACATTGATCTACATATCGTGCTGTATGATTAAAAACCTTTAACATGGGAACAATACCATTACTCGTTCCATTTGTTCCTCTAATTGGAGTTCCTTTTGATCTGACATTATGAATATGTAATCCAATACCACCTGCCCATTTACTAATTAACGCACATTGTTTAAGTGTGGTAAATATCCCATCAATTGAATCATCATTCATACTAATTAAAAAACACGAACTTAGTTGAGGACGGGGAGTTCCTGAATTATATAATGTTGGGGTAGCATGAATAAATTGTTTTTGAGACATCATATTATATGTTTCTATAGCTGTTTTCAAATTATTGTCATCTTTATGAATTCCAATAGATACACGCATCCACATATGTTGAATTCTTTCAATATATTCACCGTGTACTTTCATTAAATAACTTCTTTGAAGAGTTTTAAAGCCGAAATAATCATAGTAAAAATCTCTACTATAGTCAATCACATCTTCAATCTCTTTTTTATACTTTCTAATTACATCAAACGTATCTTTACTAATAATTGGAGTATGTTTACCATGGACATCAACATTATCATATAATATTTTCATGGCACGGTAAAAACTCTTTGGAGTGTTCTTTTGATGATTACTTACCGTTAATCGTCCTGCAAGTAATCCATAATCTGGATGCTCTGTACTCATTGAAAACGCAATTTGCGCACTTAATTCATCAAGTTCCGCAGTTGTGACACCGTCAAATATATTTTCTATCACTTTTTGAGATACCTTCGTTAAATTTACCTCTAAATTATAACTTAAATTTTTAATTCGCCTCATAATCTTGTCAAAACTAATCTCCTCCTGACTTCCATCCCTCTTTATTACACACATAATCTTGTTAACACAAGATTTAACTTCGTGCACAGACATTTTAGGAGATAGTTTAGGAGACAATTTTGGAGATTGATTTGGAGATTTATTGGATTCTACGGAGTTATTTTTATTAACCATGTATTTTATAATATACATGGTTAGAAATTTTTAAATATTTATAAATTTATTTATATTATCTAAATTTTTATTTAGATGGTATCATGGGAAAATGGGTTTTTTATTATATTTAGTTAAAATATCAAAATTTTTCATCGTCGTCGGAATCAATTTCTTCATCACTACTTTCAAATACAAATTCATCAATTTCTATATGTCTCGATTCTTCTTGTTCTATATCTGGCAACTTTGATTTATCAATATTTTTAATCAATTCTTGAAACCCTACAGCTCTATAAAAACATACTTCTTTCCAAAAATCTCGCATAATTGGGAGTTTTTGTTTAAACCAATGTCTATTTCTTTCAACACGGACACAAGAATATATATCTAAATGCCAATAAGTTATATGAACGTTTTTAACATTTGGAAGCTCTTTAATTTCCTTCGTATTTGTCTTAACCCATTTAGAAATCTCCTTATGAGATAGCCCAGTATCTGCATATCTATAATTTTCATTATCATTTTCGATAAATTCTATTAAAACACCCTTCTCCATATTCTGCCCATTTTTAGTCTCATCTATAGTCCGTCCATCCTCATCTGTTAATACATCCTGAAGAAAATCTATCTCACTCCTATATTCTATAAATTTACATTCCTCAAAATCACATTCCTCCAATTCACATACCTCCAACTGTAATTGAATCTGCACCCAATATGAATGAGGTACTAATCCAGTTATATTTCGTTTAGGTGGACACTTGATCTCCAACATTACACCTTCTGGAGTAATTCCATCTGGACTCGCACCCAAAAATGGTATAGTGGGATGAGGCAACAATCCAAACTCTATTACATCACATTTATTACGTTTTTCATATATTTGAGTTGCTACAGGCTCATATTTAACCCCCCACTGAGTAATAGCATTCCCCTTGAACTTATCAAGTCCACATTTCCTTCTAATAATATCAGTTGGCTTCTGATAATCAGATTCTCCTAATGCGGATGCAAGTTCACTTGCTGTTAATCTCCATTCACGAAGTTTAAACCATTCTTCTGAACGTTGTTGAGGTTGGGGCATCTTTAATAATTCTTGAACTTGACCTCGTAAATAATCAATAGACATATTTTTTTTTCCGTCATGTTTAGTTAAATGATCATTAACCCAAAATGCTTTATGTGGAATTGTCGGAGAAGGCTTAATTATAATTCCAGTCCTACCCTTTTTGACATTCGCATTTTCCTTTTTAAAACTGGGGACAACACACATTTCAGGAGACTTGGAAGTTAATAATACTGGAGATGGATTTAAAGAGCCACATATTGATGGAGTAGCAATTGGACCAAGCTCTTCCTCATCTAAAAATTTAATATTATAAATTGCTTTTGTAGTATCTAAACTAACCTTACTATTAAACTTCATTGAACCAATAATATTTTGTTCTACATCCAATACATTATAATTATTGTCAAAATATATAAACCTCATATCTATTTCATCTTCTGTCATATCTTCTGTAATGTCTTCTGTTATGTCTTCTGTTATGTCTTCCGTCTTGTCTTCTGTTTTGTCTTCTGCTATGTCTTCCGTCTTGTCTTCCTCATCACTATAATGTTCAAATTCTTCTTCTAATAATTCCTCGGAACAAGAAACTAAATAACTAATATCATAATCTATATCAGGAAATTTATTTAATACAGTATCAATGGCGAGTTCAATAATCTCTTCATTGATTTTGTTAGGATTCTCTTGAAGTATCGTTTCTAATTCATTTAATAATTTTTCTTTGATATCCATACTTATATATTATTATATGGTAATGTTTATATCCTATTTATATCAACATTATCTTGATAATATTCTATTTTTTATTTCTGTTTTCTGTTATTTTAACATTTATTCCTTTACGATATTTTACACTTTTATTAATTATATTTTGCAACTGAGAATATGCTACCTTTCCTTGAATATCGTCAAACTTTTTAATCACTTTTCTTTTCGGCTTGGACACAACATCAGATTCCTCTGATGAATTATTTGAATCAGAACTTGGCTTTTCTTCTACAATTTCTTTCTTCTTAACTTGTTTAATCTTATTATCTTTATCATATGATAATTTCATACCGTCTTCAAATGTTAAATTTAAACCGGAAATTAAATTAATATTTCCTGTTTCTACATCATAATCAACATACTGTTTAGTTAATAATTTATCACTTAATAAAACTCTTAAATAATTCTTAACCTCATTTGTTTCCTCCTCAGATAAATTATTATCACGACTTAATTTATACCCATACTGGTATAATCTATTGATTTTCATATCAATATTCAAACGAGTCCAAGGTTTCTTTAAACATATATTAGTTGATTCTGCTGTTATTTTATCCATCTCATCATAATCTTTGATATTAGTCATAGGTTTGGATCCAGACTTTAATTTATTTTCCCTCTCCTTTTGAAAAGCACGCTTTTCATACTGATACATCATCATCTGTTTCGTATGTTTATCCTCTGATGAATCTTTCTTTTTTTGTTTTTCTTCTTTAATACTATTTAACTTGTCTAATTCTTCGGGATTATGTTCTTTCCTCAAATTTGCTACATAATCTTTATATAATGACATTAATATAGTTTTTGGTTTTTATACATAACTTATATTAGCGTCAATTTTTTATACCCTTGATTTTTTTATTATTCAAATTTTTATTATAATGATTTTATCTTAAAGTAATTTTATGAAAATAATTTATTTTTATTTATTTAGAAATCATGGATAATATCATTATTATATTTTCCATCAAAACATGCATAACAAAAGTTCTCAGACATATATGCTGTTGAGTAAGTAGAATCCAGAATAGATTTCAATTCATTAATATCAATATATATTAAACTATCTATACCTGTAGATGCGACAATATCGTCTATTGACATTTTATTAATTATTAATTCTTCTGATGTAGGAATATCTACTCCATAATAACACGGATACTTAATAGGAGGACTTAACACTCTAACATGTAATTCATTAACTTGGGCATATTCTTTTAAGAATCTATTTAAAGACTTAATTGTATTTCCTCTAACAATGCTATCATCGACTAATATGATATTTTTACCTTTTAATTTATCTACATCTAAATCAAACTTCTCTAAATATTTTAAACGTTCAGTTTGATTAGGTAATATAAATGTTCTTCCACAATCGGGTTTTTTTCTTAAATATTGAGCATATGGTAAGCCTAATTTGTCTGCGAATCCCTTTCCTCCTGGTATTCCTGAATTAGGAGAACCAATTACAATATAATTATTGGTATCTAAATTTAATATATTATTATTATTATTTTTATTTTCTTGTAATGCTAATGTCTGTCCACATAAATATCTAAATTGATAAATCATTTTATTATCAATTAAACTGTTTTCATTCATAAAATATATCAATTCAAATACACATTTTTTATAATTTACAAGTTGGTTCATAACACTTGTTAATCCATCGTTGTCGATTTTAATAATTTCTCCTGGAGATACACTTCTAATAAAACGATGTTCTACTAAAGCTACGCTTTCAGAGGCTACAATCCAACTATTGGGATTTTTACCAATACATAATGGACGATAACCGTATTTATCTCTAACCGCGTAAATAGCTTTTGGAGTAAGGATAATTAAATTAAATGCCCCTTGAAATGTGTCTAATAACTCCAGTAATATTTTTTCTAAATTTTTTTCAAATTCAATATATTCAGATTTTAATTTATCATCTATAAAACCCACAACCAAATGTGTGTCATTAGATATTTCATACGATATATTTTTAAAATTAATATTTAAGGATTTAAAATGAGGTATATTCCCATTATGAACTAAAGAAAAATTTGATTTAGTAATTGGTTGACATTCATCATATGCTTTATTAATATCATTTTTTGATTTACCCGATGTTGAATATCTAACATGTCCGATTATTCCATTACTCTCTAATTCTAATAATTCATTATCATTGAATACATGCGAGATTTGTCCTATACCCTTAAAATCCTTTATTTTATTAGTTTCATTTATATATGCTATCCCACAACTCTCTCTACCTCTGTGTTGCAACATTTGGAGCGATTTTATACATTTTGATATACGAATCTTTTTATTTGCCCATAATCCAATTACCCCACATTTATGATCCATACAAATATTTAGTATATAAATATTTATATAATATCTTTATATTCAATTTATAAACAATTTTCTGACCATGTAGGTTGACGGCATCCGAAATCGGCTGTTGATGCTGGTACATTACCTCCTTGTTGCTTTCTATTTTTTTGACTTCTGTTTTTTTGGCTTCTATTTTTTTGGCTTCTGTTTTTTTGACTTCTATTTTTTTGACTTCTATTTTTTTGACTTCTATTTTTTTGACTTCTATTTTTTTGACTTCTATTTTTTTGGGTTCTACGCTTTTTATTTTGTTTTTTATTTGTTTTTCTATTACCGCCTGATAATGCAGGGGGATTATTATCGTCATAACCAGTTATTACGGGACGATTTGCTATTGATTCTCCTACTGATACAGTGTATCCACCTCCACTTAATTTTCCAGATGATTTTCTAGATAATTTTCTAGATGATTTTCTAGATAATTTTCTAGATGATTTTCTAGATTTTCTAAAACCTTTCTTAAACATTTATATAAATATCAGATATTATAATTTCATGTGATAATATATATAAATTATAATTTAGATATAGTTCTACTACCACCAAAATATGAACTAATACTTTTATTTAAACTATTTGAGATATGTTTCATTAATTCATTAGAATCTTTTTCTATATCATATCTGTCGCCTCCACTCATAATAGTTCCGTCTGATTTTAAATCTAATTTTTTCATGTTTCTTAATGTTTCTCTGGCGTTTCTGTTTTCTATATCTTTATCTGTCCCTCCAACTGTTTTTGCATAATTACTTTCCATTATTTTGTTTTTGATTTCTGAAAAATATTTAGGATCATCATTTGTCCAATGAGGAGAATCTCCACTTCCAGTTATTTTATATTTTATACCAGGGAAAGCATTAGCGGCATAATTGGAAGCATCACTAAAAGATTCAAATCTAAATGGTAAATCATGAAAGGATTCGTGTAAATCTAAACTCGGGACTTTAGCAAATGCAATTAAAACCTTATAACTATTTGCTGTACCTTGATTTAAAGTGTATCTCCATTTATTTGGATCTATCCTTCCTCCTGAAATTTCTTTAACTGGAGTGTCTATATTTTTTTCTAATTTGGGACCTCCCTTAATAAAATTTAATCTATTCCCTCCACCTGTCATACACGCAGTATAATCATTTGATACACTAAATTGTTGTATATCATTTAAACAACTTTCTACTGTTCTTATTCCACCTTCTTGCATTTTATTTTGTTTATTTTGTTTATTTTGTTTATTTAGATTATTTTGTTTTTTAGATTTATTCGATTTTTGGGATTTTTTAGAATTACGTGATTTTCTTGAACCTGATAATTTCTTAATCATATCTTATTATAAATATATATAAAATTTATATATTTTCCAAACAATATAAATCTAATATTACCAATAATATTAGACTAAAAAAAAAATACTTAAAAATATAGTTTTATGAAAATAAATAAATAAATAAATAATATGAGTGAACAACAAACAAGTGCTAAAATTTCTAGTGAACAAATAGAACATCTTAAAGTATTAATCGATGCTGCTAATGTAGCACAAAGAAGAGGTGCATTTCAACTTGGTGAAGCCGAACGTATTAGTAGAGCAGTTAGTGCATTTGTAGTCCAACGTGAGGAAACGACACAAGAAAATACAACTGAAAATACTGAAACAACAACACCAAAGGTAATTTAGATAAATAAAAAATTAAGATTGTTGTAATTGTTTATGTAAATCGTAAAATATACCAGATTTTTCTTTAGAGATAGAAGGTTTATACAAGTTTTTATCTTTTCCTGTTAATAATCTTAATGCGTTTATAATTTGGTCATCATATAATATATTATGTTCATTGAGTCCTGAATCTTCCCTATTTTCCGCATCTAATAATTTAATATCCTTTATTTGGTTTAAATTATCATCTAAATATAATTTGAATGTATCTACTACTTCTATTTTTACCTTAATCTTATGAACTTCCTTGAGTTCATTAGTATGACGATCAATATAAACATACTTAGATACATTTTCATTTAAAGTATTTTCAATTTCTTTAATAAAATGAGTATTTAAAATATTACAATATCTACTGGTAAGTGGTCTTAATTTAATTAATTTTTTTTCTTTAGAATAATCTTCATTTGGTTTTTTATAATAGTTATTCATATGATAATGCATATTTTCTAAATTTTTCATATAATCATATCTATGTCCTTCTATGGTTTTATATAACTTTTGTCTATTAAATGATTTTTTATCTCTTTTAAAACTTCCAATGTCTGTAAAAACCCTTCTAATATATTTATCTTGCCAATCTGTTGGTTCAACTTGCTTAAAATCCTTAATATCACCCTTCTCTATAATCATATCCATAAAATATCTGTTAATTTTATTTTTATAATTTTGATAATTCTTTTTATTCGTTGCCATATATATATTTGTGCTTTTATCAGAATCATACCCTATGGAATATAACTTATTTTCTAACATCTTATAAAATAATAATGCGGTCTTATGAGAATAAATTAAAAATAATAATTGTAAATCTATAAATCTAATCGTACGTGTTGCAGTTGTCGGAGGATCATATACAGGTTCAATATATCCTTCATCAGAAAAGAAATATGGTATATCACTTGTTGTTAATGTTTCATATTTATCTTTTGGAATACATTTTTTCTCATCATAATAACAATAATGATCGGTATTACAATTTGATTCTTCAACAAAATCCTTACAATAATATTCCATGGGTCTCTTATCAATGGCTTCCCATTCTTTTAAAGATTTTATTTTAAATAATTTTTTTAATCTTTTAATTCTTGTATAAGCATTATATAATTCATCTAAATATATTCCATCATATCCATTCTTCACTAATTTTTGTCTTCTTGCATTATATGTTTTGTCTATATTTTGGAACATTTCATTTGCTTTTTTATAAGCTACTTTTTCTTCAGGTGTTTTTTCTTCATATTCTACAGGTGAACGATATAATATTTTATCTTTTTTATCTCCAAAAAACTTCTTTATTCCCAATATTACAAAATCTATATTATTTTTTTTTTGTTCTTTATTTTGCATTGCCATATCAATTTGTTTAATTATATCCTCTATTGAATCTGATGTATCTACTTTTTTCCTTTTGAGCATCCAATATTATTTATAATAGATATTTTTATTTTGAACATATTTGAGTAAACTTATTTATAAATATCTCGGGTAAATCATTATAAGAAAATATTGATATATTACGTCCATGAGAATCCTTATTTATTACTAATGAGAATCTATTGGGGTATACAAGATTAACAATAATATATTTGTCATCTTTATTAATTTCATTGTTTTTTCCAATACATATAAAATTATTTTTATCATTTACAGCATTATGATTTAATACAATTATATTTAAATTTAATACATCAATGATAAATGGAATTTCTTCTATATACCCTAAATGTTCTAATGATAATATATAATCAAAAAATCTGTTCCTGCCATTAATTTTACTATACTGTTTACTATAATTTTTATAATTCTTCAATAAATTATTCCATTTTTTACCTACTTGTAACAAACTAATTACACGATTTTTTATAGTAATAGGATTTAATATGTCGGAGATATTTTTCCTAATAGCAACATATATTACATCATATATACTTCCCATGTTTATTGTTATAATTTTATAACTACTAGGAAAAAATTTATTCCAATAATTAGATAAATCTTTACTTTTATATATTACATTAACATTTTTCATTATTGGGATAATATTATTTTGAATATTAACAATAGATTTGATGTCTTTTTTGATTTCCGAATCAGATTTATATCCAATATCACTATAATCTGGGATATTATTTAAATAATAATTATCCAAATTGTTATAATTTGTATATACTGAAAAATTATTCCCACTTTTCATATTAAAATATTTCATGAATCTAACATACATATCATAATTTAATATAATATAGTCTTTATTGTAATCCAAATGTATATAATTTATAACATTATCTACTTTGTTTATTAATATTTCATTTTGAAAAATATCTACACGTAATAATTCTTCAATTATATGAAATATAAAAATATTTTTGTAATTAGATGGTAAATATATTTTACAATTCCCTTCATCAAATACACAATTATTATTTACATTACAACTTAATTCATTCTTAAATTCACGACAATATTTTAAAACATTGCTGGAAACATGGTTCTTGATATTTATATTTTTTTTATTATTAATACTAAATATTATTTCACCTAATGGTTTAACATTATCAAATCCATTTTTAAATAATTTATCCAATAAAACCCTTTTATCTTCTTTTTTCATTTTCTCACCATTAGGATAAATACTATTAAGTATTTCCTGGACATAAGTAAGATAACTTTTATTTTTATGGTTTTTTATTGTCATCTCATCTTGGAAAAACATAGATAATTCATATCTAAAAGTGTTATATAATTCTTTAATATACTGTTTTTCATATAATATGTTATTTAAATAATTATTAACTTGTTTATCATCTATATTTAATAAATTAGTATCAACACCATTAACAACAGATAAATTTAAACCTCGTAAAATTGGTTTTTTCGCACTTTGAATAAAAGGTATAAATGTATCATTTTTCAATATATATCCTATATACGTTCTTTTATCTTTATTGTATACAATATTTTCAGGATATATTTCTTCTAATTTTAATATATTGGATGCTTTGATTAATTTCTTACCTAAATCACTTCCCTCTAACAAATTTTTATATAAGTTTTTCGTATCTGCCATTGGTATTTTATCATCAATTCCTGAAAATGGTTTAAGAGAAATATATAATCCGTTTTTTAATAAAATAGTAAAAACTTTATTTATTAAATTTATATATTGAGATTTTATCTTATACTCATTTTGCAGCTCTAAATTGATATTTAATAAATTATTATTATATTCCTTAATAGATAAATATTTTTCCGTAAAATAACAACCAAATATCTTATCTAAATTAATATTTTGTATATCATTAAATACAGCAACATCTTTACGACTTCCACTTACCTTTATTATAGGTTCATATACATTGTTTCTATAATATAGTAATATTGAAGGTCTATTTTTATCAAATACGTTGGCACTATAATATTTACTTGGACAATTTATACTTACCTTTTTTGAATCATATACAAATATTATTATATTTACACCATTTTTAAATAACCAAGGTATAGGACGTGATATATAATCATATACAAAATTTATATTAAGATTCTCATTATATAATATATATTCACTATAGGCATTTACTGAATCAACATCATAATTTTTAAAAAATAGTTCTAAATTTCCATTATTTAAACTATAGAATAGTCTTTCATTATCTAAAATATAAGATGCCATTTGTTGTCTTATACTATATTCATTTTGAAATACATTTTCTCCTTTATAACTATTATATATTAATAATATTGAAGTTAAAAAGGTATTATTAGTTAATTTCAAATTACTTTGTCTTGTACCTATTCTAATATAACAATCAAAACTATCTTCTATAAAATTTGTATTACATTTATTTCCATTTAATCCCTGATTTAATTCATTATCTAATAAACCTTTTCGTCCATATTCTAATAACTTTGTGTCTTTATAAATATATTTTTTACTCTGCTCACTAATATTTTTGTCAACATATTTACTTGTTGTTTTCATACAACTATTAAATAAATTTATTTTTCCTATACTACTACTTTGATCCGTTTTAAAACAACAAGGAACACATAATCCATCTGGATGGAACTCTTTAGACAAAAATCCCGGAAATTTATCTTTATCATTAGATATTATAGCATCATCACCGTCAGGACATTTGCCATTTATTATATTATTATCTACATCATATTCTGGATTTACCAATTCTTCTATTGTAATAACTTTTTTAGATGTTGGACACCATATTTGAGGACATATATAATAATAATTTCTATATTTAAATCCATCTTTCATACTCTTAGGTTTAGATACCAAATTTTTATTTATATTTTTATATTCTTGTTCATCTAATACAATTGGTTGTCTACTACTTGGTTGACATACCTGTGCATAACTTTTTCGCCCCTTTTGTTTTACAATATTAAATATAGTTGGGTCTTTATCTACTAATTCACGTAATCTATATTCTCCTTTTAACTTGGAGTAATCTACATTTTTGTCTACATAATCTTCATTTTTGTCTTGATAAACTTCTTTTTTATTAACTATAACATCTGTAATAGACTCTACAATTTGGTCCTCACTTATTTCGTTTATTGGGACATCATCATCATCATATTCTAATTGGTAGTCATCATTTTCTTGTTGATCAAAATCACTTAAATCGAATTCATCATATATGGGGATATTATCATTTTGTTCAATCATAAGATCATCGCTATCTTCATCATGAACGTTTAATAAATTTTTAAATTCTTGAGAATTTTGATATTTTGAATAATTGGTATAAATAAATTGTACTCTACTTAAAAAGAAATAAATTTTTTGGATTAAACCTTGTAAATCACTATTACCAGTAAAATTTTTAATACCTTCTATTTTGATACGATATGAATTTTTTTCATCTTGACGAGGGTATATAGTGCATTTAATACCAGCAGATAATTTTCTTGTATCTTTAAAATTATTATCATACCATTCATGATATAATATTTTGATTTCATCCAATGGAATTAAAAATCTTTTATTTATTTCATTTTGAATATATAATATTTCTTGATTCGTATTTGAAGTTAAATCTGATATTTTTATATTTTTTTCATTTACTAAATTAGATATAAATTTAAATATACGTGTTTTACTCTTAAAATCACTGAATTTTTTATATACAAAAGATACCAGTTCTTTCTTCTTATAAATATTGATTAATCTTTTTAATTGCAATATTATATTCTGATTTTCATTAGTATTAGATAAAATTTTTAAATTCGTAATTTCATTATACGATAAGGTTTGAATTTTTGTGATATTTAATAAATTCTTTTCTTTTAATTTATTTATAATAAAATCTACATCTTTACGAGAACTAAAGTGTTTTCTTATTATATCACTATCATCGATAATTAAAACATGAGACTTAAAATGTTGTAATATTTCAATATACAAATTGGGGTCAAATTGTTGTTTTAATTTAAATAGAATACGAAACTCTAAATTTGATATTTTAATATTAATGTCATCTTCATCATTAAATATTGGAAGTTTTATTTTTTTCTCACCATAAAAAATATTATTATATAAATTAAATTGATTAAGATACATTGTAATTAGTTTTAATGTCGATTTAATATCAAAATATGAAGAATAATCTGTTTCTTTCCATGAATTAATAATTTTATAATAACCATTATCGTACAATATTAAAGTAAAACTACTATCATCATATTTTATATTATTATATTTAATTTTAATTTTTCCATCTCGAGATTTACTCGGTTTTAATTGTTCCAATATATCTCCTCTCTTCTTTTCATTATTTACAATATCATAAAAATAATTTTTAGAAAATTTGATTATATTATTTTTCCCTGTTTTTTTGGGATATATTAAAGATACTTGATGAATAGTATAACTTGGGGATATATAATAAAATAACTTTTCTATATTAATATAATCATTTTCTATTTTATCTTCTTCGTTAACTGATACAGACGAATTAAATATCGCACATTTGAATTCATTGGGCTCAATTGTATTGTTGATAGAATATAAAAAATCTTGTCCACTATCTGATAATAATATTTCTTTATTAATTTGAATTATATCAATATTACTTTTCTCAACAATATGATATTTATAAATATTTGAATTATATAATATCTTATGCCAATAGATTTTCATTATATTACTTAAATTAGATTTAGGGATATTTTTGACATAATTATTATATTCCAAAAAGCTTATAATATCATATACATGAAGTATTATATTTTCATTTTTTATATTATTTATATGATCTAATAATATTTGCTCTCCATTATTTTTATATCTATTTTTATATTCTATAACATTAATAGTATTAATATTTTCATTTTCACTTTGATTTATTGGATATGGTTTTTTTATAGTAGAAACTTTTTGTTCTGATGTATTATCCCACCGAAACCCAATTGGGACAATATTATATTCCTCATCATTATTATCTAAAAACAAAGAAATCCATTCAAAATTATATAATAAATGACTATTACTTAATGTAATTAATATTTTTTTAATTATAATATTTATAGTATCGTCACTATATATTTTATTATCTGTAACATATTTGAAATTATCGTAATCTTCAAGTTTTTTAATTTTTAATTTATTTAAATATCCCTTTCCAAAAAAATTTATCAATATATTAGTTTCACTTTTTAATAAATTTTTTATATCTATTTTATGTTCTATTTTATTTAATATTTTTCTTATATCTTTTGGGACTTTACCTAAATATATGTAAATATTTTCATCTATATTGTTAGTTTGAGTATTAAATTTATTATGCACTACAGAAAAATTTTTTTTATCTATGCCAGAATCCTTATTACAATTCATTATAATTAAAAGATATATTTAATTTATAATTCAATTTACTAAATTATTTAAAATCTTAATTTCTTATTTATAAATAGATGACAGATTTTAGTAATAATCCCCCTAATCCCAGTTATGGGAATATGAAAAACGATCAAATTTTTTGCAATGCTGTTGCAATTGGCTGTGCAAACCCTTCTACAAATACAGATAATGAATCTAGACTTATTATTAAAAAACAAGGTTCGACTAACAATAGTCGTTCATTAATAGAAATTTTAGATAATAGTGGGAACGTTTTATTCAGCTTAGATAAAGACTTTAATCTAACATGGACTAACTCTAGTGCATATAGCACCAGCTCCACATACTCATTAAAATTTACTAATCAAGAAATTGCTGTATTTGGTGGAGGAACAGTATATAATCCTGGAATTGAACCTAATGTCAATTTGACTGGATATCTAGGTACAAGTTCTAAAAAATGGTATACTGCTTATTTTAATAATGCATATGGTACCAGTTTTAATACTATTTCTGATTCCCGGGTAAAAGAAAATATTGTTGATGCAGATAACACAACATGTATGACAAAGATAAGAAATTTAAAATTACGCAGATATACCTATATAGAAGATTCTGAACCAGCAAAATTATTTGGAACTACAACAACAGTAACAGGACTTGTGGCACAAGAAGTAAAAACTGTTTTACCTCATGCTATTAGTGAAGGAACTGGACTACTTCCCGATGGAACTGAAGTTACAGACTTTCATTATTTAAGAAAAAGTAATGTTTACATGGAATTAGTTGGCGCAGTTAAATATTTAGATTCACTCGTACAAACTCAAGCTACAACAATATCTAACTTAGAATCCAGAATTGCTGCTTTAGAATCTAACTAAAGATTTATTTGAGCCATATATCTTTTTCTAAACTTGCATTATCTAATAGTTTACTTAAGTATTTATCATTGAAATCTTTTGGAGCATATATCGTCCATGGAGTATCTTGAGGAAATAAACCGTAATTAACATATATATAGGCTACAAAAGCACTACAAAAGAACTCTTTAGTCTTTTGAGTATTTCCTTTATCATATTTTAATCCAGCCTTAATAAAATCAATTATATTTATATCATATGGTTTATTATGAACCTTCTGATATGCTAACCAAGTCATGATATTTCTATTCTCGTTTGTTTTATCCCATTTTAATTTTCTATAGACAATACGTCCATCATAATTCTTAATCTTATCCTCTAATGGAACTATCTGCACTCCAAATTTCTTGTCATGATCCACGGAATCTGGGACAGATTCAAGTCCTGACTCCCATAAATATAATCCCTTTAAGCTAGGATCGATTTGAGTAGGATTTTTTAACACGATACCTATATGGCTAAATGGTGATCCAGTAAAATATTCTACAGCATAAGAAAATATAAAATCTTTACCTGAAAATAAAATAATATCCCCTGTTTCAAATTTAGAATAATCAATTGTCATATATTATAGCGTATTTTATTATATTATATAGGAAGGAAATTTATATTTATATTATTTAATTGAATTATATAAATATTTATTATTTGTCATCTAATAAGATCTCGACGCCATTGTAGGATTTATTGTCATATACTCATTAGAAACTAAATATTGCTCCACCTTATGCACATTCGTGAATATAAAATTAAATAAACAATTTAATGTTTCATAATAACAATTTTTTATACTACTCATAAATGTTCTATTACTTTTAGGAACTTCTTTTGGTTCCTCAACTACATTAGGTTCCTCAACTTTTTTAGGTTCCTCAACTACATTAGGTTCCTCAACTTTTTTAGGTTCCTCAACTACATTAGGTTCATCTAATTCTGATAATTTTTCTGATTTAAATACACGTTTCATTGGTAAAGTATTCTCATCATTATTGTGGGATACTTTTGGAGAAAAATATAATTCTGACATTTTTATTTTAATATATAATTATATATTAATATACCAAATTAAACTATAAATATTTTATATAATAAAAATTTTTATATAATAAATATTTTTATTTACTAAATATTTGTAAAATTGTATGTTCTATAATATTCATTCATTGATTTCTTAATATTATCAAAAAAAGTTAATTTATTTTTTAGTATTTGAATTTTATCATTTTTGATTTCATCGTGTCTTGTATTCATATTTATATTTACACAATCTTCAAGTGCCACATTAGTAATAAAATTTAACTTAAAGTCTTGGTGTCTTAAAAGAGACTTTGTTTGAACTGATAAATCGGTCCATTCTTTTGGTAAAGAAATTCCCATATCAATCTTAATTATCGGGATATTTCCCTCCTCAAATAATGTTTCCGCAGTATTTGGTCCAGATTCATAATATGTAATTCCCATATATTTTAATTCATTCACATTAAAATAAAGAGTCGCTCTTATATAATCTACATGACTATTCCTATAACGAAATTTTGACAAAATGGGATTTAATTCATTATTAATTATCAAATCATAAAGATTCGACAAAAATTCATCCTCATCCTGTGTTAACATAATATTGGTAATATATGATATTGATGATATTAGTAATATATTATAATAAATATATCAATTTTTATACAATCGTTTTATCTTCTAAATAAAAAGATTATATGCTCTCGGTGGGGTTCGAACCCACGACCTTTGGTACATAAGACCAATGCGCTAACCAACTGCGCCACAAGAGCTATCATTCATAACTATAATACTATTAATATCTTTATATATGTTTATTTAAATTTTTTATCTACAAGATTTTGTTTTATTCTCTTCTTTAAATATTTTAGGATCATTATCTCTTTCGGGTTTATATGGGGTATCTGTAATCATCATTCCACAATATTTGATCGGATTTTCAGAGAATTTTTGATATTTGTAGATATTGGATTTAACTGCTTGTCTTAATAGGAAACGGAAATTGCTCCAAAATTCCCCTGTATGTCCGATACTATATGTCATTACATGTGCTAATTCATGGATAGCTACAAATTTTAGAGTATTTACATCTATAATTTTATTCGAATCATCGTCTTTTAAACGTAAACAAAAAAATATTTTTTCTCCTTTATTTACACTATAACTTGTATATTTAGCATCGGCTGGAGATTCACTTACCATTTCAGGTTTAAAACGACTTTTTAATATATCTATTGATTTTTTACAAAATCTATCTTGTTTACTTTTCACATCTTCGTTGTGCACATGATCGACTAAATCAATCATACTAGTTCTCATTTTTGCTAAAGTATCCGCGGCTTCTTGTTTATCAGGTAAATTTCTTACTATATATGACTCATTATCTATTTTTGATTTTATATTCACCATTTCAGTATGAAATTTTTCATAATAAACTACTAAACACATCAGGATAAATCCTAATACAAAATATTCGAGAAACTTCATTAACTATACTATTAAATAATTAGAAAAATAATATAATGAAATTATTTATAAAATTGATAATAAGATTAATTTTTTCTACTTACAATAATATAAAAATATATTAACATGATTTACTAAGTTATATTATGTTCCGTGGACAAAAAAAAGTTATTACAAATTCTAAAAATGATAATTTAAATTTTCAAATTACGGATTGGTTCTCTGATGATATAGAAAATAATGACTCTGAGGATGAATCTGAAAATTCATCCGATGAAGAAGATAGTTATAAAAAATCTATGAAATATAATAAAAAATTTCAGATAACAGTTTTTGGAGTAACTTCAGAAGGAAATTCTGTTTGTCTTTATATTAATAATTTTCCAACTTACTTTTATATTGAAATTCCCGATAATTGGAAAAAGAGACACGTTAACTCTTTTATAGAATGTTTAAAAACTAAAGTTTCATTCAAATTCAAAGAATCAATTAAAGAATTTTCTGTTATTAAACGTAAAAAATTCAAAGGTTTTACAAATAATAAATTATACAAGTTTATTCGCATTGTATTTAATAACAAAGTATCAAGACAAGTCTATATTAAACTTTTGGAAAAACCAATTTTTATCCCTAACGCCGGAATGAGTAGAAAAACGATTTTTGAAGCTTGGGATGTTATTGACCCGATGCTACGTTTTGGACATGTAAACGAAATTAATTCATCAGGATGGATTAATGTGGAAAAAAATAAGTATTCTCTTAATGTTCCTAAAAAAACTTATTGTCAAATTGAAGCAACTTGTGATTGGACTCAGGTTAAACATATGGATAAAGAGGAGATCGCTCCTATTATCCAAGCTAGTTATGATATTGAGGCAGATAGTAGTCATGGTGATTTCCCTCTGGCTAAAAAAGATTACAAAAAATTGGTCACAGACATTATAAATTATCATACAACCCAAAACCGTCAGCTCAAAAACATAAAAAATGAAATACATAAATGTAATAATTCTAAACAAAAAACGGAATTGCAAGAAAAATATAAAATACAAGAAGAAAACTTAAAAAAAGAAGATTTACTTTATTATTTGATTGATTTGGCATTTGATAAAGAAGATAAAAATGATGAAGATATACATTTTATTTATACTAAAATTAATAAGAAAACCGGGAAAAGAATGAAACCTATTCCCCGAATTATCAATCATGTTATCCAAAATATCAAAGATAGAAATCTGATTAAAAATATCGTTCATTATAAAAAATTAAAGGCAGAACACGCAGATCCAAAAGAACATTTAGCTCATGAAGAAGATGAAGAAATGCAAAAATTTAATAAAAAAATCGAATCTTTAACTAATGAATTAATCTCTATTTTTAATGATAATTTTCCACCTATTGAAGGAGATAAAGTTATTCAAATTGGAACAACAGTTCAAATTTATGGGGAAAAATTTTGCACTATTAAACATATTATATGTTTGGATACTTGTGATCCAATTGAAGGTGCCATTGTTGAACATTATAAAACAGAAGAAGAAGTCCTACTTGCTTGGACTCGGTTTATTCGTAAACTTGATCCAGATGTTATTTTGGGGTGGAATATTTTTGGTTTTGATTTTAAATATATGTATCATCGGGCAGAAGAATTACACATTATTGATAAATTTGCCTTATTAAGTAGAGAAAAAGATCTATTTTGTGAACTCGTAGAAAAAGAATTGTCCAGTAGTGCTTTAGGTAATAACTTTTTATATATGATTCCTATGAAAGGACGTGTATTAATTGATTTAATGAAGGCAATTCAAGGTAATCCTGTATATAAACTTGAAAGTTATAGTTTAGATCATGTTTCCAGTCATTTTATGAGAGGAAAAATTAAAAAAGTTGAGAAAATAGGAGACTTGACTAAATTACATTGTAATACTGTGTCTGGATTAAAGAAATTAAGTTATCTTACAATTTCTGTTGATGATGGGATTAAAACAGAGAAATTTATGGGAGGACAAAAATTTCAAATGATAAATATTGAAGATAATACAATTACTATTCGCGAAGATATTGATTTACCAAACTTAGGTGAAACACAATATAGTTGGTGTGAAAACAAAGATGACGTTAGTGCTAAAGATATTTTTAGATTGCAAAAAGGAGATAGTAAAGACCGTTGTCTAATTGCACGATATTGTATTCAGGATTGTGAATTATGTAATAGAATTATGAGTAAATTAGATCTTTTAACAAATAATATTGGTATGTCTAATGTGTGCTGTGTCCCACTTAGTTATTTGTTCTTACGCGGACAAGGTATCAAAATTCTTAGTCTCGTCTCTAAAGAATGCAGAAATGAAAAATTTTTACTACCTGTAGTTAAAAAAGATAAAAAAGATGAAGAAATTCAAGAAGGTTATGAAGGAGCTATTGTATTATATCCATATAGTGATATTTATTATGAACCTGTAGTGGTATCTGATTATAATTCCTTATATCCAAGTTCAATGATTAGTCATAATCTATCCCATGATACATTTGTTATTCCTGGTTCTGAATTTGATAATATACCTGGAATTGAGACAAAAACGGTTGTATATGATAATTATATGTATGTTAAAAAGGGAGCTGCTGTGAAAAAAATTATTAATCAATCTGAACCTAAAAAATATTGCAAATTTGTCCAGCCCAAAAAAGATGAAGATGGGAATATTATCAATGAAACCAGAGGAGTTATTCCTAAAATTCTTCAAAAACTACTTTCTGCTAGAAAAGCTACGAGACTTAGAATTAAAACAGAACCAGACCCATTTAAATGTCAAGTTCTTGATGGACTTCAATTAGCTTATAAAGTAACGGCTAATTCTCTATATGGACAAATTGGAGCAAGCACCAGTGCTATATATTGGAAAGATATTGCTGCTAGCACTACAGCAGTAGGTCGTGATAATTTAATTTTGGCTAAAAATTATGCTGAAGAAAATTATCCGGGGTGTAAAGCAGTTTATGGTGATAGTGTCACGGGAGATACACCATTGTTATTACTTAATATTGAAACTAAAAATATTGAATTTAAACAAATTGATGAAATTTATGAAGAATGGACTCCTTATCGGTTATTTAAATCAAACGAAAATTGTAGATATAATAAAGAACAATCTCAGGTATCCAAATATAGAATTTTTACATCTAATGGTTGGAGTGATATTAAAAGAGTTATTAGACATAAAACGGTTAAAGATATATATCGGGTAAATACAAATAATGGAATTATTGATGTAACTGAGGACCATAGCTTGTTGGATGAAAATCTAAATATTATTAAACCAACAAATTTAAAAGTTGGTACATCTCTTTACCATAATTATCCCATATTTACAACACATAATGCTAAATTGTCGGATATATTGAATTATGACGATCGTCAAACCTCGTTTTTATATGGCTATTGTTACTCTTGGGATAAATTTGAAGATTGTCCTATAAATGAATTATGTTATAATAAAATAGTGCCAATAAATGGGGATTACAATAATAAGTGTGCGTTTTTATCTGGCTATTATCGTTCAAATGGGATAAAATCACATGATGGAAACGAAATTATATTATCAAGTAAAAGTAAGATTAAAATATCAATTCTGTTTTATATAGCAAAATCTATTGGATTAAATGTATCTATAAATACCCAAAATAATATGTTTGAAGTAATATTAAAATCCGAGTTGAATGATGATTCATCGGTTAAAAATATCCAATTGATTAAGAAAGATTATGAAGACTTTGTATACGATATTGAAACTCAGACTGGAAATTTTAATTCTGGATTTCCTTTAATTGTGAAAAATACAGATAGTGTATTCTTGAAATTTGAATGTCGTTATCCAGAGGATCACCCGACAAAACCTAATCAAAAAATGATTGGAATGGACGCCATTTATGAAAGTATTCGTTTATGTACCGAATGTTCTATAGAGATTACAAAAAAATTAGCTAAACCACATAACTTAGAATTTGAAAAATGTATCTATCCATTTATTCTATTATCCAAAAAACGATATGTAGGAAATTATTATACAGATTATAATGAAAACTTCTATACAAATAGTATGGGAATTGTTCTCAAAAGAAGGGATAATGCCCCTATAGTTAAACATATCTATGGAGGTGTTGTAAATATTATATTGAAACATCATTTAACCCCGGAATTCAAAGAACATTTTGAAAAGAATCCTGATACGAATATTAAAAAATATATGATTAAAAAAGCAAATGAATTTACTGTTAAAGAGGCAACTAAATTATTAAATGGGGAATTTACTATGGATAAATTTATTATTACAAAATCATTACGTTCTGATTATAAAAATGAGGATAGTATAGCTCATAAAGTATTAGCAAACAGAATGGGTGATAGAGATCCTGGTAATAAACCACAAAGCAATGACAGAATTCCATATGCTTTTGTTAATGTTCCATCTAAAAAGGGAGAAAAAATATTACAAGGAGATAGAATAGAACATCCAAACTATATTATAGAAAATGAATTAAAACTTGATTATAAAACATATTTGACAAATCAAGTGGCTAAACCAGTATCACAAATATTTGGATTAGTGTTGGAAGATATTAATGGATATATAAAAGGTAAACATCATTTTGATAAAATTAAAGAAAAAAAGAAAAGAGACCAAAAGAAGGCAGAATATGCCAGTAAATTACTATTTGAACGTCCAATTATTACTTATGATAATAAACGCACTGGAGTAAGAGAAATTACTGAATTTTTCCAAGTTAAGAAAAAAGTCGTTGAAATAGAAGAAGTAAAAGATTCTGATTCTGATTCTGATTCCGGGTCTAATGCTGGTTCTGATACTGATGCTGGTTCTGGTTCTGATTAAATTTGACACAATATGTTTGAAAATGTAAATATATATTGGTAAATATATATTTATTATATAATTTCAACTTTGCCGTTCTTTCGTCTATTGATAATTCCTAGAGTAGACACTATTCCTATTATTATTCCTATTATTATTCCTATTAGAATATATAGTAAATTTCCCATATTATTAATTTTTGTATTATGGGGAACTACACTTATGTTACTAGAATTTAACATTATAGTATTTGTAATCTCATTTGGTATTAAAAAATTCTCATTTGAAATTGATATATTTTCATTTGATATATTTTCTATATTAGATGTCTTCAACACATGATTTTCTTTGAAAGTTGGACGTGTAAATACCGAATCATTCTCCATCTTTACAAAAAAACCATATCTAGAATCAATGTCAAATATCATTGGTTTTATATCCATAATATAAGACATTTCTTCATATAGATAAAATCCCCCTTGTTCTACAATATATGAAGAACCACTTTTCATAAATCCCAGATAATCCAAATATTTTATAGAAGTTATATATTTTTCATAGTCAAATCTACCATCACTATATTTAAAAGTATTAGACTTCATATTCCTTGTTTCATCATATGATGGTATATGATTTACTACTAAATTTCTAATCGTCATATTGACTTTTATTGATAAACATTTAACATTATTATTGAGACAACTTACTATATTATGACTTCCATTTACATATCCCAGATTGTAATCCAAATAACCCGTATGTGTTATAGTACCATCACTATTATTTACCAATGAATAATTATTTAGTAATATCATATGACATACTGTATTTTTAATTGTTATATTCGCAAATTTAGTATCACGATTGATTACTCTATAACCATTATTAGTCCATAATAGTTGTGTATCTATACTATTATCAATTGTGGCATCATTTAGCCATCCAGAATTATATCTGGAATTACCATAAATTTCATATGGATAATTAGCACAAGAAAAACTTTCAGATATATTATTTTTCAGATATTCATATAATGGAATATCATATCTATTGCAACTTCTATTACAATTCCCTATGTCAAAAACTTTCATAGAAATATAACCCATTATCCCATTCTCTATTATAAATGTTTGCTTTTGAAAAAAATCACGTTTTACTAAATCATCCAGTATATTTTTTGGATTTATCGTAAATCTTTGATCACTTTCCAATCGGTTGTTCCAATGATAACTTCCTCCAATTTGAAATTCTATGAATCGCGGTTGGACATATGTATATATATCACCACTAACCAATGTAAGAAATAAACACAGAACAATTCTGTAAGTTGGCATCGTTTTACCTAGATATAAATATATTACTCCATATTTATATCAATTTTATTTTATATTGGGCTTCTTCTTCTTTTACTTCTATTTCTAGATTTGCGTAATTTTCTGGATTTGCGTAATTTACTGGATTTGCGTAATTTTCTGGATTTATGTGATTTTTTAGTTTTTCGTGATTTAATGGCTTTACGTGATTCTCTATAAGTTTTATTAACTGTTTTATATCCACCGCCACTAACAGGTTCGACTTCAGTAGTCAAATAACTTGTGATATGCACTGGAAGGAGATTTTGATTTGAATCCTTTAAATCTAAATTTTCTAAAACTATTGTATCTGTTATTGGAAAATCCAGATATAATTTGTCAAATATGGTAATATCGGGTCCTTTATGGGGTATATCATGTAATTTTGGTAGGTCACTACTATCTGCAAAATATCTTAAATTTGTCGGTTTTTCAACATGATATGGTCCATCGTTATGTATATTTAGTGGGTTATTGTATACATCGTTTAAATATTCTGTATTTATATAACCAAATTTTTTTGTTCCGTATACACGAACAGGAATATAAGATCCATCAATCTCATCATTTTTAAAACTTTTTCTAATAATATAATTCATGGCATATAAATCGTTTGTAGTACCACGTATACGATATTTTTTACTTGCTGCATCTGGTGGTGGCATGAAATGTTCGAAAAAATTAAAATCCCGAGGGTAATCAACTTTTTGACAAAACGGATATACCAGACATTTTATTTTATGGGTAGGTGTAAAGCCTAAAAATTTAAGGAAATTGTAATATAATCGTGTATGACCCAATCCTCCATAAAAAATTATAGTTTTTGGGTATTCAACACCTTTACAAAAGAAAGGTCCTCTTATTCGTTTACGATTTTCCATATTATATTTCATAAACATTCTTGCTAAAGTATATATATCCATAATAGACACCATAAAATAAATTATATTATTATTATTCCACATGTACTTCATTTTATAAAATGCTAACAAATATTCTTTCATTTCTGGAGATAACTTATTCAGTTCTTTATGTAATTTTATATGCAAATTCATTATATTTTTTAAATCTTCATCGGGGTTTATTAATATAAATATCCCTTGTTTCTGTAAATTTTCAATATCTTTTAACATTTCTGAGGGGATTTCCGCTGAATTGTTTTCTATTACATTGTTATACATATTTTTATACATATTATAATATGTACTTCTTTTAAAAGTCTCATCATTAGATTTACTATCAAGTATGATATTTAATAATTCGTATAATTTAAAATTATCTTCTACATATTTTATAATACGCATTTCTTCTTTAGAAGATCCTAAATAGTTAAGTCCTCCACTAATAAATAGATTTTTACTCATTCCTCGCAAATCTACATCGTGAACTCGTACATCAAAATGATTCATATAATCTCTTATTAATTCCAATTCAGATCCTCGTATTGTTCCTCCTCCTTCTTTTTGTTTTGGGGGTGGGATTTCACTTCCCCTTCCTTCTATAAATATATCAACACAATTAGGAGAATAATTATATATATATTTCAACCAATCAGATACCTTTGGATTATTTTCATCTTCTAATATATTGCCGTGGTTTTCTCCTAAAAATAATATTCGTCTTCCCTTAACATCGTTATAGTAATATGAACCCATAGGTCCATATAATTCATTTACCGTTGTTTTCTTAATAAATCTATCTAAACTCGCTTTTTTTAATATATTAAATTTGTTTTGATCTAATAATAAAACATATTTTGTACCACCTGAATATTTATAATCATAAAGTATATTTGCTTCTTTCATCTTTATCTGCGAATAATCACTATAAGATTTATGATTTCCAAATCCATAAAGTTCGTTTAAATTTTCTGTTTTTAAACATACATGAATAGGTAATTCATTATCACCATTCCATAATATCCCATTATCCTCTTCTAAAGTTAAATTGGCATTAAGACCGTAAAAATTTACCACAAATGGATCATTATATTTATATGATGAAGGGGGTAATTGATTCAGACTTTTATATGCTACGTCTTTTACTCTAAATACTTTTGTTTCTGCTTCTACTAATGCTTCTGCTCTTACTGCTTCTGCTTCTGCTCCTGCTTCTGCTTCTGCTCCTGCTCCTGCTCCTGCTTCTGCTCCTCCGAAACTATATAATTTATTCGATGATTTATTTAACAATCTATGATTCTTTATTTTATTTTTTTTTAGACTACGAGATTTCATTTTATTATAAGATAACATAAAATTTTATGATTTTTTTTTGTATATACTAAATTATTTTAGTATTGCAATTTAGGACTCCAATAAGTGGTGCGTTTATCTTTTGTTGTCTCTTTTTTAATCGGATTTCCGTGTGGATCGTATTTTTGATTATATACCATCAATTTAGTATGGTATTCTCCTTTTACATTATTTACATCGGAATAATCGCGAATTGATACCCCCTTATCCTTATAACTATCTTGAATTACTTTCTTTATTCCATGATATAAATCTTCTATTTCCTGATTTGTTAAACTACTTATTATTCTATGAGGACTAATCTTCGCATGATACAAACTTTCACTCTTGATATAATTTCCAACTCCAGATATATTCTTCTGATTCATTAAATACTCAACTATTGTTTGTCCTTGTTTTTTAGTATCTTTAATTAATTTTTTAAATACAGATAATATAGTATCGGACTCAAACATGTCGGGTCCTAACTCAGCTAACTTACGCTCCATCAATGATTTATCATTTGTAAATTTTATAGTTCCAAAATTTCTCATATCCCTGAAATATACAGAAATGTCTTTAAGTATAAACTCAATATTGGCATGTTTTTCTTTTTCCAAAGTCCATCCTCCTGACATTCCTAAAGTGTTCCACATAAACCATTTGTTAGAGAAAGTCCAGTAAATAAATTTTCCTTTACATTTTACAGATTCAATTATTGTAGGTAATGTTTTATTAAATTCATCCATACCTTGAGGATTTCCATGAGTTTTATATCTTCCCCCTAATACAATAATATTGGATAGTTCTTTGTTTTTTAGTAATTTATGTAAATCTTCGGTAATTATTCTTACTTCACTTGATTCAGGCATTGATTTGATTTAATTTAATATATATAAATAAATAAATCATGATAATTATATAATATTTTTGATAATTTAGAGTATTGTTACATTAGGAGATTGATAATATCTCCATGTTAATGTTTGTTCTATAGTTGTTTTTCCAAATTTGATAACATTTTTGTATATGTCGTTAGGAGGTAAATCTTTTTTTATTTCCATTAATTTATTATATATTTCTTCTCCAACTTCTTTATCAAATACTTGTGTTGTATGCATAAATTTACATTGATTATTTAAACATTTTTTAGCATAATATTTACATACCTTGGGTCTACCATTAATTAAGTCATTTTTTAATCTATTTTTAGCTTCAACATCCGCTAATCCTAAATCCTTTAAATTATTTACATTGCCTAAATAAAATAAATTAGGCTCTCTAATATATTTCCCTAATAATGCTTGAATTACATGTTTAATCCTGTGATGAAGTTGTATATCATTATTTTTATCAAAAGGAACGAGTTCACTAAGTTTCTTCCAATAAAAGTTTCTTTCTACTCCTGTATGGAATTCTCTATCACCTAATAAACTAGTATCTATCTTGTTTTTAACAAAAACAATTTCAATATATGCCTTAGAATCCGAAGCATATAATCCAATACTTTCACCATAAGGCAATAATGCTGTAGAAAAATGATTCGTTTCTTCTAACGCCTCACGATAAGCAGCATCTCTAAATGTTTCTCCAGGATCAACTTTACCTCCCAAGAAATTACAATATAACTTATTATGATAATCCATTTCATTCATAGTTAATACCCATTCGGATGAATTTTGATCAGTATATAAATATACAGTTATTGATGCAGATACGACAAATAATCTACCGTGTTCATCCTCTAATATTCTCTGTCTTTTTTCTGGTTCTTTTTTGGGAAAATTATTCATATAAAAATATATAAACAATAACGTTTATATATTTTCTAATTCTAACAATATTTATTCATTTATTTATTCATTTATTTCTTTATAAATCTTGATATATATCAACTTGAGATAATAACATCCTACGACAACACATTCTATTAATTCCAAGTTCGTCTAAAGCTTTACATTGAGGAGTCTTCTCTTTTAAAGTCACACTACTTACTCTTACTATAGTAACAGGATCGTCTAAATTTGTTTGTTTTGTATTATATTCCATAATTAATCTCTGAAAATCATCATATACATTTGATACAGGTTTACCACATGTAAAACATCTCATTGGAATTATCATTTTTTATTTAATATTACTGAGATATATTTAATATCAATTAAATAATTTTATATTATTTATATCAATTTTATTACCATTGATTCTCATATTTTTCTAATAAATCTTTATCAATATTTTTATTATATAATTCTCTATATTTATCTATATCTATTTTTAATCTAACATCACCATGATTATATTGTAAATATAATATCCCATTATCATATAATTCGAAATTACTTACATAATATCCAAAATTAATATTTGATTTTGAAATTAAATTATCTTTAATTTTATTTATCTCTTGAATTATTTTTTCCCCACATTCATAAGGTTGATTGGAATTATTACTATCTATATATACTAATATACGAATATTATCACTATTATCATATTTTGATATATATATTTGTCTTTTTATATCTTTCTTAAATTTTATGTTCTGAAATATAATATGGTCTTTACAATATTCACTCATTGTGATTACTATAATTTTATATATTTTATTTTTTATTTTTTATTTTATTTATTTATTTTTTATTTAATTCATATATTACAATATGAAATATTTGTAATAAAAAGTATATATTTAAATCTATATTTATACATATAAATATGCAGATTCAAATGTTAAAATTAGCCGCTATAAGTGCATATAACACAATAACAAATAAATTATATAATAATGAAGAGTCAAGTCAGATCTTAGAACCAGTTTCTACTATATTAAGACTAGCAACTCTTAATTATCGTCCAACTGGAACTAAAATTAGTATATGGAAAAATACAATTAATTTCCAGGAGCCTACAATAATACAGGGGATATCAAGATGGACAAATGGAGATAATAGAAATGATTTACATAATATTCACAATCCCATATCTCAATTTGTCAAAAATGATTATTATAAGTTATTTGGAACAGAAGAACATTACGTATTTATATTAGATACAGCGATTAGTGGATTAAATAAATTAAAAAATTCATATCATAATAGTTCTATTATTTTACATTCTTTAGATCGCTATATTAGTTTGCTTAAAAAATCAAAAGATAATGCACATCAATTATTTACAAATAATCAAAAAAATGATAAATTAAAGGATGAAGACGAAGACGAAGAATCCAATCTACCAAATTCTTTATATATAGAATTTACTAAATTATGGAATACTAGACAAATTGAAATCATAATAAATCTATTGCTTGAAATTAATGAATTAACAATTGTTAGACATTCTATGGAACATAGTGTATATAATATTTGTTTTCAAAAAAATGAAATTGTTAATTACATATATTCTATTGATAATATGTTAAATGCTAAAGATAAACAAGTTATCCATATTGTTAAAAATATTTTATCTGGGTCATAATATAATTAAGGAACAGGTAATTTACTGTTTTCTAACACAAGTCCAATAAATAATGCTAAGAAAAATCCAATAGATAAGGAACGTATCCAATTAGTCCATTTACTTTTATAATACTTAAACCAAAGACTTCTTTGTTCTGAAGTCAATTGATTAAGAAAATCTGTAGGTGGTTGAGTATACAAAAATAACATTATACTAGCAAGTAAACCAAATGCGAGTAAACAACATAATCTTTTCATTGTTTCTAATAATTTATTTATAATTAGATTTTAATTAGATTTAATTATATTTAATTATATTTTAATTGGGTTTTATCCATTCTTAATAAATAAACGATTAATATCACTATACTGTTTTTCTACATTACTGTCATAGTCTGCTAATCTCCTTAATCGTTCTTGTTCTCTACTATCCTCTTTTTGTTTTCTTAAGATATACTTTCTTTTATCTTGCTCTGACATTTTATATGTAATCTTTTCTCTCTCTTTCTCAAGTTCATCTATATTCTTATATTGGCGATATTTAACCTTATCTGGATTAATTAATTGAGATGAATGAGCTTTCTTATAATCTGTGTATACTACTCCACTTGACGTTGAAGTATTACTAAAATCATTTATTTTATCTTGCCCCAATTCTTGAAACTGAACCCCAATTGAACTTAATAATGCTTTGGGTTCTTCATATATTATCATCTCATTATGTTCTATATCCTTTGATTTATTTTCTTCAAATTCTTTATTAAATATATCCATATTAAATTTTTCAGTAAATACTGTAGAATTATTATTCACAATATTCGGAATTTCAGGTTCTCTCAATCTATTATCTTTAGTCATCATATTTCCATATCCATCATCATTTACATCATGTAATTTATAATCCTTGAAAACCTGATTAAACTTCTTTATATCAAAATTATCTTTATCTACATAGATGTTTTCTTTTGTCATTTGTTCTTGCATAAAATTCTCTACATTTTCCTTTAACTCCTCAACAGTCTGTTCACGATAATTTAATTGTTGAAATTTCTTTAATAAATAACAATAAGATTGAGTAATTATTCTAAATTTATCAGGATCGCCCCCCTTATCTGGATGAAATTTAAGAGATAATTTTCTATAAGAACGTTTAATAGTATCTAAATCTGCATTATTAGGTATATTTAATACCCTATATGGATTAAACTCAGTCTCAAAATTAACTAACTCATTCTCAAAATTAATTCTCTTGTTTTTCTGTTTATTCATAAAATATTTTTTGATTTTTTCCTGTTCAGATAAAAACTTCTGATATGCTATTGCCTCATTATCATTATAACTATCAATTCGATTATTAATATTATTTAAATTTAATTTGTCATTATATAAATTTAGATCCCTTATCCCACTCTGATTAGGTTTAAAACTTTGTTGTTGAGGATATTGCTGTTGTTGTTGGAGATATTGGGGGTGTTGTTGTTGGGGATATTGTTGAGGGTGTTGCTGGAGATATTGGGGGTGTTGTTGTTGGGGATATTGTTGAGGGTGTTGTTGTTGGGGATATTGTTGAGGGTGTTGTTGTTGGGGATATTGTTGAGGGTGTTGTTGTTGGGGATATTGTTGAGGGTGTTGTTGTTGG